CCAAAAACTTTGGGGGACTAAACTTTGGGGGACCACTTTGGGGGACAGGTAATTTTAAAAAAATTTAGGGATGATTTCCTAGTGGATTTCATCCCTTTTCCATTTTTCTTTTACTAAAAGATATTTGAAGTTTTTTATATGGTACTTATATGAATAAACATATTATGTAACTTTCTAGTATCTTCTGATTCTAATATTATTGATAGAGGTTGTTATGAACATGAGTTATGTAAACATATTGCTACTAAGATGAATCATCCTTATTCATGACCTGAGTATGTTTGAAATATGTAGGCAAAGAGTACGTATATACGTAAGATAGTACGCTTAAATTTCCATAATAACCTTAAATATTTAAAATGAAATTCAAATAGATTTGTAATTTATAATACACAGGTAATAGATTATGTTCATCACGAGATATACTATCTATATTAGCTATTTCTAGTGAATAAAAAGCTATTCATAAAAACAAAAAACCATGTTCCATTATAGAAATGATAAAAAAGAGGATTCTAGTTTTTGTAACTAGTATCCTCTTGAGTTTATGGGTGGTCCCCCAAAGTGGTCCCCCAAAGTGTTGGCTAGTCCCCCAAAGATTTTGGGGACCCGAATAACTTTCCTCTTTTTGTAAATATTCAATTTTTATAAAGTTAAAAATGCTTTTATTCCATTTACTTCTATATTTTCTCTAGTTCTTCTTTAATGGATATTATTATCAATCATATCAAAATGAACAACAATATTATCCACTTACATAATAGTCTTATCTTTCAAGTTTATAATTCTATTTGCATAGCGTTGAAGATTTCTATTGTGCGAAATAATTAATACTATCTTATTTTTAAGTAATGGTAGGATTTCATCAAAAGCCTTTGTCTCCGTATCAGTGTCCATCGAACTTGTTACTTCATCTAAGATGATAACATCCATATCTTTACAATTAGAAATTAATCTTCCTAATACAATTTTCTGCTTGTCACCACCAGATAGATTTGTTCCATCAGACGTGAGCTTTAGATTTTCTTTTCCAACAAATTTATCAAAAAATGACATTTTTTCGTATTCTTGATTTGCATCAACATTTAATTCAATATTATCTTTTACTGTTCCATTAAAAATTGAATTCATTTGCGATATATATGCCACTCTCTTTCGCAGTGAAGATAAGAGAATTTTCTTTTGCTCAATTATTCCATTGAAGAAAATATTGTCCGCATCCACAAAACCCATTATTGATTTTACAAAGCTTGATTTCCCAGTTCCAGTTTCTCCAGAAATAAATACAATATCTCCTTGGTTAAATGTCATGTTTATATTTTGGATTAAGATATTCTTTTTGTATTTAATTGTCGTTCCTTTGAATTCAATGTTTCTAATATGATCAATTTCATCTCCACCCATTCTCTCTAAATTATTTTCGATATCATTTGTCAAGAATTCAAAAGAAGCATTCACATCTTTCATATTTACATTTAATGACATCAAATCATTAAATGCCTCAAAACAAATAACAATAATCATAATATCAAACAGGAACATTGACATATCTATACTGTTATTTGCAAGTAAGATTGCTAATATCAAGTACATGACATACTGAAGATTTGCGATGATACTATTTAAAACATAACAGAAATTTCCTGCATATGTATTGATATCTGTTGTTTCACGATGAATATCATATACATTTTGATTTAGAATACTTTGTATTTTGCTCGAACTACCAAATTGTTTAATAAATTCAACGTTATTAAAAATAGAAATATTATCCGCAAAGCGTGAAGCACATACATCTTGAAGTATTTTACTTTTCTTAGATAGCTGAATATTTAGAACTTTATATCCGTTATACTGAATTACCAGCAACAATCCCAGTATTCCGATTAATAATAAACTATCTTTACCAATCAACACCAAGCACAAAATAATCGTTAAGATTGTTTTAATATAATATGGAATTGTCGTAAGGATAAAATCAGCAAACTGATATACTGCTGTACCAATTCTCTCAATATAGTATGCAGCACCTTTTTCATTGTATTTTTGACATACTACCATTGTTAATTTATTGAAAATTTCCATGTTGATATTCTGCTTATATTTTATAATCGCACTTTTCTTAATTTGAATGATTAGTAGATTAATTAGCAGTGTAACAACGATAATCACAAAAATAATCAGATATTTTTTGATTTCTAAATCGCCATCAATTACCTTCGAAACTGTAATTGGTAGTACGAATGCTAACAAAGCTTGAATAATAACAAGAATTGTAATTACACCAACATATCTACCATTATCCTTAATTAGCCGAAATACATTTTTCAATTTCATAAATTCCCTCCATAATTATCTTTTATTTTCTTAACAATGTCGCAGATATTCAGTTCATTTATATGAGGTATTTTCAGGTCTGGTTTTGTATCTAAAATATCTTTATTAAATATCTTGTCTGCATAGGAAAACTCCATCCCATTGTCACAGGTGATCGCTCTGAAGAGTATATTGAATTTCCCTTGTAATCGTTTTTCAAGATTGTTTAATGCTTGTACGACGGCTTCAGCACAATGATGTTTCAACTTGACGATGATTTCTTTCCTGGTCTTTCTTTCCGTCATAACAAGCATACTGCTGTGGGATGTATTCTTTCCTTTGACGGTATCCATCTCCCAATGTCCGAATTCATCTCTGGTCAAGATGTATTCCGGACGTTTCTCAATACTTGTTCCTACGATCCGTTTTGCTTCCTTGTTCTTCTTTACCTTCTTATATTTCCGCTTTCTTTTCCCTTTGATAATCAAATCTTTGTTAGTGACTCTATCAAATACACCGGCATCGATATAGTTATACAAAGTGGTTACACAGATTGATTCTCGGAACTTCAGATTCTTACGTTTGATCTCTCCCAATACAACTGCAGGACTGTACTTATCATCTGCAATCTTGTTTTCAATATATCGGGCAAGACGTAGATACCTAGATATTTTCTTGGCAACTCCCTTTGACCGCATCTTTGTTTCATGACGTTGTTGTGCCAGATCAGAACTGTATGTTCTTTTATGAGAATTGCCAACCTTTTTATAATATTTGCCATGCTTTATTTCACGATATATCGTGGATATATGCACTTTTAAGATCTTTGCTATATCCTTGATTGGTACTTTCTTCTCATATAAAGTTTCCAATTTGACCCTATCGGTCTGTGTCAATTATTTAAAACAGCGCATGATAATCAACTCCAAAATCTTATATGTACATTGTATAACCATGTAGTTGATATATTCAATAGTGGCGCTTATAGCCAAAAATAATTAACAAATAGTTTAATAAAATGCCTTCTTCCTATGCTCATAAAAAGACAGGTTGCTTGTATAGAGTTTACATTACCGCATAACGAGGACTCTATGCTATGTTCCCTGTCTTTGATACTTTACGATATTTTATTGTAACTTCTTTTCAAAACCCTCACATTATTTTACTTAAGCCTCTTTTTGCGAACTATTAGTATATTTATTACTAATAAAATATATAAGCAATAATATTACTAATATAGTAGCAGCAGGTAAGAAATACATAATATCTACTGTGGTAAATCCAAAGATTAATGCGTCAGAATCAATAAATAAATAATTGAAAATTAATTTAAATATTAAATATACACCATTTATTATAGAGTAGTATTTAATTCTATTCTTCATATCAACTTTGGTCTACTATTTCTGTGATTGTATTTATATATTTAGTTCTATCCGAATCAGCATAATATCTGGTAACCCATTTTGAACCGGTTACCATAGGCCAAGGTACATCTAATGAACGTTTTTCATAATAGTCCTGCTCATAATAAATAGTTTTAATATTTTTATCAATAATATACGCAGCAATATTACCTGCTATTGTAGAAGTTGTGGCGGATACAACAGCTCCTCCCGGAGCTGCTATACCAATAATAATTTGAACAATAATGGAAAGAGTTAATTTAAAAATCTTATTAGAACCGGTTATTGTTCCATCATAAACCCACCCGGTTGAATTTCTAAGTAAGGAAACATTTATGGATTCTAAATTATAGTTTTTTTCAATTTCATTATGTTTAATTTCATATTTAGAATTATTCAATTCAGTAGTTATATAATCATAACTGCATATATTGATACTATCCTCAGTTAATACAGATATATTTTTAATGATTGTTTTATAGGAATTATCTAATTGCTTAATTTCAATATAAGATGTTACTTTTTTATAATTATCTTCTATATATTCAGTAACTCTATAGGTTTCTCCGCTATTCGTCAGTTCATAAATTATTTTTCCATCACTTATATCATTATCGATATATTTAACATTACTAAATTCATCATTTTTAAATACATTATTTATATTATATTGAATATTTTCTTCAGCATTTACCTTAGTAGGTAATATAATTAAAAGCATAAATGCAGCCATTATAGCTGTTAAAATTCGTTTCATAATTTCCCCCTTTAGTTTTATTTTCTTTATGAAAAAATCTAGAAAATTAAACTAAATACCGGTCTTATACCTTGCAACACATAGATGATGAATATTATGTTCTTTCATACAATGCGTCCCCTTTCGCATTTCTTTTACAATTTCATCATAGAGACTTCATTGAAAATTACTAGTCTGTTTTTTGAGTTCAAAAAGAATTATAATAAATATATTAGAGACAAGAAACCCAAATATGTATTGTTAGTACTTTAGTATTTAATAGTTCTGGTATTGCTACGCTCTTATAAAAACGCTTTCTTTGAACCATGCATGAGATTCTATTAAACAACTGTCTTATTACTATTCACCAGCATCTTTAATAATATCTGGTTGTATACTAACTCTTCATCTTTATGAGTCCATGGTTTATGCAGAATCGTCCATCGACCATCTGTCGCAACTCCCATTACTCCAATATACTTTGCTTTCTTCAGGTAATCTTTGTATCTATCATTGATTACCTTTTCTTTTTCTAATGGAATCACTATAAAAGACTTATGACAGAATCGGCTATTTTCTTCAGCTTGTGCTATAGCCTTCTTAATATCATCCAGTTTGAACTCGAAGGATACAAATTGGATTGCTGTTTCTTTTGTTGTTTTATTTTCCACCAATTCAGCAGTAAGAAGATCTACACCACCATGCCTTGCAATACTTTCAAATTGACTGGCAAGGATATTGGATCTGTATTTATATTTATCCCAAAACGCTTCCTTTAAGCGTACTTCTTCTACAAACTTTATAGTATTCATTATGACTTCTCCTTATTTAGCTGCACCTAATCCAAATCCTGCAGTTGGAATCAATGATTGTTTCTCCTGCAGTTGTTCAATACCTGTTTTTAACTCTGCAGACATCTGAGAATCACCAGGCATTATATCTTTCTTACTATCTAATGCATCATTGATCTTCCGGTCTGCATCATAATGCTCTTGAACGTTATACACTCTTACATTACGCAATCTTCTTGTTTCTCCAGGAACATACTTCTTCTTATTCTTGTAGAATGAATACTTCTTATAATTACGCATTCTGAAGATATATGCCTTCTTTCTTGCACTGATAATAACTGCATCACCCATAGATAATTGTTGTAATTGATCCGTAGAAATAACTGGAGCCTCCTCATAAGAACCCTTATCAGATTTCCACACAAGCTTCTTACCACTCATAGCTGAAATACGCTTGATTGTATCCATATCCTTACCATATAGGTAAATAAAGTTAGCTGAGTTATTTTCGATGATTGATTCAACATCTCTTCCATATATCTCAGAAAACTGATGTAGATCCTGGACTACCATGAATGATCTAAATCCTGCAGAACGGCTAAAAGTCAAAATACCTTTAATATTCTTAAGTGCTGGAAAGTTTCCAAATTCATCAAAAATTAAATTACATGGTACTGGCAGTCTTTTTTTACCAGTCTTTTTTTGTTGCTCTTCAGTTAATTGCATCAGTAATTGGAAGGTCTGATTAATGATCAAGGATACCAATCTATAATATGTGTCCTTTTCACCATGAACGACTATAAATAGTGCTGTCTTCTTTCTTCCAATATCCGCAACATCAAAATCTGATTTTGCCATCATTCGTAAGACAGTTTCATTTAAGGTAACGTCCTTCATCTTATTTTCAAATGAAGTAACAATAGAACCTCTTTCCTTATCTCCAGTACTCAAGAATGCCATTAATTTCTTATAGGATTCATCTGTCTTCTTACGCTTTCTCTCTAACAAGAATTTCAACTTTGGTACTTTCATAACGGTTGCACCTGCTTTAACCAATACTGTTTCCATTCCTGATCTATATGTTTCCATTACGGACTTGAAATTGATTTCCTCATCCGGAACAGGTTCTCTTTTCTTACTTTCTGGATTATAGGACTTTTCCTCTAATAGTAAAAACACGATTCCCTGGAACAAACTAGAAGCCTGGTCATTAAAATGTGCCTCATTGTGTGCCTTTGGATCATAAAAGAACTGATCTGCAAGTTCTCTTAAAAACATAGCTGCTTTAGAATAGTCAAACTCTGGTGCGTAGTACTTCATATACTCTAACAATTCATTCTCTAGCCTTTGTTTTTGTAGTTCTTCAGCAGCGTTTATTTTATCCAGGTATTCTGTGATTTTTGCAGTGTATTCTTCCTTGCTCTCCAAGTATTCTTTTTCAGCCTTTCGATATGAATCAATAACAACGCTTAATGTAGAATATCTATCTCCTTCCTCTGGGTGAATATAATTAATTACCCTTACATCATATCCATCAGAAAGTAATTGTTCTTTGTGTTCATATAATAACTCTCCCTTTGGATCATTAATAATCATGGATTCACCTGTCATACGTAAGGCATCAATCATAGGATTTACAAAAGAAACTGTCTTACCAGCATTGGATGATGCATTGATAATTGCGTGATTATCACCCGCATCAACATAGAGTCTATTCCATTTCACAGCTAACGGAATACCACCTCTAAAATTCGTCTTCTTGCCTGCTATTTCATATGTCCTGATTGTGTTTTTACGATACTTATCAGAAACCTTCAGAATCGTACAACATTCATTCCAAAACCTTCTAAATGGATCCAGTACATGATCTAACCAAATCAATATGGATCTTGTTTTTAGATGCCCTGTATCATCATATTCAAGTCTCTGACTATTTCTTTTTATTTCTTGCCAATTAGCAACATCAGAAAACTGTTTCTTCTCCTGGCTCGTCAATGCTCGTTTATGTTTCCCTTTTACTCCATGTCCACTTCTTCCAAATGCGGTTGCATAAAAGATCTGGAAGATCATTAGTCCAATCAATGCTCCTACTACCTTCAGCAATACATAATCTTCACCAAGAAGAAGGAACCTATAATCAAAAGATACTTGTGGATCATGGGTAACTCCTAAGTGAATTACCTGGATTGCTAAAAAGAGAATTCCCATCGCTGCAGTGATTGATAGAAATAAAAATCTAATAATCTTTCCCATTGCTTACCACTCCGTTTCTAATTCTTTATCATTATTCAGATACGCTTCAATCTCTCGATTGATTAGCCCTGTCGCTACGCTAAGCTGAGAAGAGTTATACATATACTTAGCAGCTTCACTCATCTGTTTACCTGAAGAAATAACCGGCTTCTTAATCTTTACCCCAAGATTCTTCTCCACGGTCTCTTTAAATCCAGCCTTATCATGTGTCTTCAAGTAGTTGATAGCAGGAAGGCAACCCATCTCTGCAGCCACTTTGATACATCTAAAGCCATCTATCTTGTTCTTATTACACATGTCCCCTTTTACTTCATGAATTCCATATGAGTATGTAGCAAGCGGATCTCCATGTGTCATTCCAACATACAATGTATCCATTCCTTCAGATGCCCTATCCAGCTTGAACTGTGCCTTCGCCAGGAGAATATAATCTTTTGTGTATCCATTCTTGATGGCTTGTTTTGTATATTTGACTGTCTTCAGTGGATCAGTGATACCACCTTCACCATAGAAATATATTTTTGCTAATCTATGTGAAACCAAAGCATTTAATTTAGAATCTGTAATTTTATTTACCAATCCTTCAAGTGTTTCTATGCATCCATGCAGAAAGGAATGATTCATCTTTTCACCTTCTGAATTGACATGTTCTAATTGTCTCTTCACTTCCAGGTACTCTTTCCATTCTGGATTATTACTGTTCTTTTCCAGTAAAGGTGCTTCTGTCTTTTCAAATTGTCTTTCTACAAACGGCTTATCTAATCTTGAACTCTTATAATTGGCAGCTCGCATGTCTTTAATCTGATCCAAAATAATGTTTCCGATTTGTTTATGTAGTTTTTTGATTTCTGTATCTTTAATAGTTGCTATGTCCGTACCTGCAGCCGTATCCATTGTTTGTGAAAGAGTATCTAGTTTTTCTAAGAAACTTTTATACATCTCCTTGAGTGCATCTGAGTTTAGGAATTCCTCTGCAATCTCATCCAGCTTCTCTCTATATGGCATGATCTGATATGAGCCATACTGCATACGTCCGTATCTAGGTAACACTGTAGCCAGGTCTAGAACATTCTTGATTTTTGTAAAATCATAATTGCGAGTTGCACGTATAAGTTCTCTAGTTTCTGCATCTTTATTTTTGAAAAAACGTTCTGGATCAATAGCAGTATTTTTAAACAGCTCTTCTCTTAATCCAATTTCTTTTATGATAATTGCTTTTAATTTTTTTAATTCTGAAAGAGTAAGTTTACCTCTATCCCTTGTCTTATTTTTTTCAAGATAGCACACATGCATATGTGGATGTTCTGTATTCTTGTGATAGTTTTCCCACCACAACATATTGCTTGGTCTTAATCCAATCTTCCTGAAAAACTCTGGCATGATTTTAGAAATCATGGTTGCATAATCTTTTTGACTATGTAATCCACACTTCTCTGCATAGTCATATGATGGTAAAGAAATTACCATGTCCCAAACAATATCCCCATTCTTTTTGAATGATGATTTACATGCTTCAGCAAATGTAGAAATATTATCTACAGAAAAATCTCCCATTGAAGTCATGGTCAATCCATCTGCCGCTTCTTGTCTGAAGGTGTACCCAAAGAATCCATCATCACGCTCAGCATAATACTCTTTATCTGGCTGCGTTGCCTCATCACGTTGTGTATATTCTAACCATCCACCTTTTCCAAATAATGTATCTTGTGTGATGATTCCTTTGAACCTAGAGTTCTTTGGAGCCTGACTTCCTAATTGAAAGAATCTAACTTTATCTATTTCAACCGGCATCTGTCTCAGCTACTTTCTCTTGCTTTTGCTTGGTAGGTCTATCTAATATTTTTTTCAAATCCTCTTCCAAAGTATTTTGTTTTTTGATTGCTTCAGCTTCAATATCTTCAATCTTTTTTCTAATACGATTTAATTCATTAAGTTCACTTTGTACTCCATTCTTTTGAGATGTATACTCATTAATTTTTTTAGAAAGTTGTTCTATCTTTTGTTCTCTCTTCATAATTTCGCTTAGTAATTTTTGCTTATTCATTTTCGTTTTCCTCTTCACTTTCTGTCCTTAATTTTTTTGACTCACGTTGCAAATCTTGAATAGATTTCACTAAAGAAATAATTCTTGAATCAGCCAAATCACGATTTACTTTTGCTTCAATTTCATCTTCAAAATCATATCGTCCATTAATAAATTTCAATGCAAACTCTGCTGGTTGCTCTTGGAAATTTAATGTTCTTGAAATCACCTGAACATATAAAAGTAACAGACGAATGTCATACCATTGCTTCCCAAGATCATCATTCAACTCACCAAAATATTTTTGAAATAATTCATCCATGACTTTAAACATCATCTTAACTTGTGGATCATTTTTATATTCATTTGTATTCTGTATGTAATAATTATTGATTGCTTGTTCTACAATTTCTGTTCTCGTTAATGGTCTTCTATTTTCAGAAACTGCCAATTTATAATCCATACTTTCTAACAAATCTAATTGAGATTTTGTATCATCTCCCAATCGAAAAGCCACTACATTCTTTGCCACAATCACATCACCTTCCTATCATTTATTTTTTTATTTTCCTTAAAAACTCAAATTATTTTTACGAAAAAACAACTACGAAAAAAGCGTTTACGAACGTATTACGAAAATCAAAAAAGCGTTTACGTCGTATTACGATTTGTAATACGAAAAAAGACTTTAGAATAAACGAATTGCTCGTTGAGCAATTGCGTAACACCGAATTTCGTATTACGAAATTCCTTATCTTGCTTTCCAGACAAATAGAGCGTTTTTTGCGATTTTGGCTGGAATCATAGATTGAAAACCACGAGTATCCATTTATATGAGATACGAAGTGGTGAACCAATATAAACACGAACAAAAAACTATTACCAAGAATCTTTTTGGTAATTTTTTTGTAAAGTGTTGCTACGTTTTTACTGCCATGCGTAACGTCAGCCAAGGAAATTATCTTGGCTGGGTGGAGCCGGCAGTCTTTGGGGCAAATTGCCCCAAAGCCATTACTCCACTAAAGCATAATTTAATAACGACATATCATCATCTTCCATGTAGAAGTCATATAACCTATTTAATCTGTCTTCATCTTCTACATCCGTTTCAATTGAAATTATCGCTTTGATAAATTCACGATGGCTCTTATCAATCATTAGTTGAAAGAGTGCTTTCATAACCAAGTAATCCATATGTTCTCCTTTTCATCTGATGTTGTTGTGGGAAGATTGCTCTTCCCACATCCAACAACTATTCACCATCTAAAGTTTCCTGTACATCATCTGTAACAGGCGATAATGTTTTGAGATAAGCCTCATACAATACTTTGAAGTCTGCACTTCTATCAGCAGTCTTTTTGAGTTGGTCTTCATACTTCAACTCTGCCATCTTTTCGTCCATCAACTCTTCAAGTTTTGAACGTTCAGAAATTGCTTTTTGCTTTACAAGATACTCTGTAACATCAACTGTGCAAATGACATCTTCAAGACATTTACGTTGATAACCTGTTAGTGCTTCAAGTTCACTGACTGGTTCTAAGACGGTAGCAATTGCAAATTGTTCACCATAAGAATGGACAACTGCGACAGCACCTTTCTTTAGTTCCTTTGGACTGATGAAGATACGTGTTTCGTCTTCATCGTAGTTGATAATAAATCTGTAGTAGTGTTTCATGTGGAATTCCTCATCTACCTTTTGGTAGTCTTTCTAGTGCCACCCTTGGCACGACTACGTAAGAGCATAGACAAGTGAATCATTGAAGAGCCAAGCAAATGAAATGTGATTGACTTGCGTAGCCCTTGAACATTTTGAACTTGCAAGCACATAGTGCGCCGTCCTTGACAGATGGCTGTCACAGGATTCAAAAAGGTCAAGGGTCAATCCATGAAATAAGGCTCGTAAATGTGTAACGTCAAGAGATAAAAAACAAAGGACAGCAAAGCTGCTTGATAGAGTTTCGCAAGAAACTCGTATCCTTGTTTTGTATCTCGTCTATGCGATAAGGTCGGAGTGCCAAGGGTTGAAAGATAAATCAGAATTAATTTAGCAGTCTGTTTGCTAAAACAGATTGCTTTAAAAAAAGGAAGCCTGAGCAGAATCAACTGCGAAGGCATCCATGCAGTTAAAGCATTTTAAAAGCAGCACACAAGACCTGAATGGTTGAGTGTGCTGCTCTTGATACTGTTTAAAATAGATCGCTATGGGTTCCTGTTCTTGTTAAATATAAAATCAGTTCATTCTCTGCGATTTCATAAATCAAGAGCCAATCGGGTGTAATATGACACTCTCGACACCCTTTAAAGTTGCCACTTAAATTATGATCTTTATACTTTATAGGAAGTATTTTCCCATTGACTAAAAGATTAAGAACATCTTTTAGCAATGTAATATCATACCCTCTTTTCTGTATTCTCTTCAAATCCTTTTGGAATTTTGCCGATGGTCGTATTTTATACATCGAGTACATCCTTCATCATCTCATCAACAGTATCATAAGTTTTTCCAATCGAGAAATCGGATTTCATTTTTTGCACTTCATTAATCGCCTCTATAGTTTCTGCGTTAGGTGTTTCATGTGCGATCACGCTCTTCATGTATCTCACAAGGTTTCCTTTCACATTCTCACCATTTTTTGCGACTATGCTTTTATATAAATTGTAGACCTCTCTATCCATGGAAAATGAACAAGTTACTTGTTTCATATATATATCCTCCTTACACACTTAGTTTACTAAGTTTACTAAGTAATGTCAATAGATTGTTGAGACAATTTACAAAATTTTCCATTGACTTAGATTCTTGGGGCAAATTGCCCCAAAAACTAATTTCCTACATAACGTAAAACGCCATCCCAATTTGAATCCCAATACAATCCACTACAGATTTCCTTTCCTGATGAATCACCATTAACTCCATCCCAATCCCAATGCGCACCTAGATTAAGTCCATTTCCAAGGTAGATTTCTGTATGTTCTGTTTCATTCAGAAGGATATCTCCCCTTTTTAGATTGGAACGTCCGCTTATAACAGCTTCATTAGAAATATCTCCTAACTCAGATCTAGGAATCCATATCCAATTTCCCGCATTAGTAAATACCAATCGCATTGAGTGTGTGGAAGTAATTGGCACATTAAATCCACCTGCATATCTCATTGCTGAACAAATTAAGGATGAACAATCGTAGTTTGGATTGCCATTTCTAGTTACCTGAGAATAACCATAACTATCATCATTGGCTATCTGTGTCATCCATGCAATCGCCCTTTCAACCGGTTCCCCTACTGGATCGTTGATTCCTCTTTGTCCTCCAGGTAACAACGCAACTGCCAGTGATCTTACATTTGTTGATTCATCTTCACTCATTTTGAAACCATATCTTGATTCAATCTCTTTCAAGCACTCTTGTGAATCTGCATCTTTGAAGATCTGCATATACGTTTCATAATCACCATCGCTTACGATAAATTCACCTGTTGTCTTGTAATAATAAAATGAGATAGACTGTGCAAGATAATATGAGCGATAATCAGAAGGCTTATACTTAGATATACCTTGGTATTCCGGACTATTTATCCAGGCTTTTACACTTTCTTCTATGCCTTCAGCATCTGCACTTCCATTCAGACCTTTGAAGAAGGATACGATTGCATTCGTAGCAGTCGCTACAGGCTGCAGAACGGCGCCAATTGCCATAAAAGGTACCATTCCTATCATCATAAGAAGAAAGCCCGTACAAACCCATTTAAACAGCTTCTCAAAGGATATCTTCATTGTGGTTACTCAACTCCTATTTCCCTTAATTCTTGTTCAGTGGCGATGATTTGAATTGGAATTCTTCTATTGCCGCAAATAAAGATTGCTTGCCCTAATTGGAAATTCTGCAGATAAGTAATTTCATTACTATTGAAGTTGCATAATTTCAATACGTCATTACATGCATCTTTATCCAGGTACATGACGATTTTATATGTAGAGTTATTAAAAATTGCTTTACCGTGCGTGATGATACTGTCATCTGCGAAGTCTCGTGGTTCCTGTGTACCGACAATCATCATACAGTTATACTTTCTGGCACGTCTGTAGAATTGAGCAATCAATGGTGCTGTAGAACCTTGTAGAATCATTGTATGTGCCTCGTCAATAATGAAGGCAGACTGATCATTATTATCCAAACATTGATCCCAGGAAAACTTAAACATAATGTGATTTAAAGCTGCACTCAGATTAGAAGATGCGTTGAATAATGCTTTTGTTCCAAAGGCAATGATCTGTCTTTCTGGATTTGTAAATGTAACTGTTGTATGACCAACAAAGTAAACACTCCATTCAACCATGATACGCTGCATCTTCATTCTTAGATCCATCAAGCGATCCAATTCAACTCTAGCTGCAGTATCTTCTTTTAATTCTTTGATTCTCTCTTCCAGGCATTCATTAAATGTATCGAATGTAGGCATATCTTCATAATGTAGTCCCTTAAAACTTGCAAATTGTCCATTCTCATCTCTTGTAATACCAACTTTCGCATATGCTCTAAATGTAATATCACCAGTGAAAGTTAAAGTATCTTCAGAAATATTTGGATATAAGAATTGTAGTACCTGGTTAATATCTTCAATGACATTGTAGATAGCAATCTCAGTATCATACATCTTCTCATCCCCATCTTCTTCCTCTGAAGTAATCTTCTTCAAGTCAAAGATATTGATGATATTTCCTTTTTGTCCCCAAGCAACATAGGTTCCACCATATTTCTTGGTAAGATTTCTATTCTTATTTTCTGGATCAATCCATACAATCCGGACTTTTCTCTTTATGAGGTCTCTAATAAGAAGTCCCATTGTCGTACTCTTACCTGAACCGGATTTACCAACAACAATCATATTGCCATTGATGCGTTGTGTTAAACGAGCCTCACTCTTATGCGTGTTATAGAAGAATGGATCAAACATGATGATTCCCTTATTCTGTAGCTCACATCCTAGCAGCATACCCTTTGGATCTTTCAGTGTTTCAAAAACGTATGGCCATAGTCCTGCAACACCTCTAGAAGGTAGCAAGAAACCAAAGTTCTGCTCAACGATAAACGGAGATTTTGCTTTAAAGAATAAAGGACAGGATATACGTAAAACAGCTTCTTCTAAATATCTTGCATCTGCAAGCATGAAGCCTATGCTGCGCATTCGTAGTTTTATATCCTTTACCATTCCTCTTAGACTCTGTAAATCGTCTGCATATACAGATAACACCATAATGACATTATGTGTTCTATCCGTATCACGTAAGATTTCCTGAATGTACTCATTCAATGATGCTAGGTCATTTTGCAGATGTTGTCTGACTTGTGGATCCCTGGTCTGGTAATACTTTCTTTCCTTTTCCTGGTACTCCATCTTGAGTCCTTTAGCAATGCTTTCATCTGCAGTATCCGTTGTCATAAATAACTTGATATTTGGATTATTTACATAATCGCAAAGAATTCCAAGACTGTATCCCTGTGGTAATCGCTTTATCAAGATATTGGATACGTATTTCTCGCCTATCATGTAATGATCTGGCTTTAATGAGAAACAAAATGGTGCCATTCTCGATTGTCTGATCGTACTAATCTCTGGAATGAGATTTTCAATAGGTGCATCCCTTGCATCTAATAATGGTTTTGTATTATCTACCAACTCATATTGATCATCATTCGCATTGTATTCCATTTCGACATTTTCATATGAGAATATTCCCCTGGAATAGTAGTAATCTGGCACTGGGGTATTTTCAAAGACATACGCAATGTAGTTATAAAAATCGAATTCATTCAGCTTCTTTGGCTGGAAGCCAGCAACAGAAAACTCATTAAACAATTCCCAATAATTTTTATCCAACTCTTTTGGATCGCTAGAACGGATCATGATAAAGAAATTTAATTCTTTATATGCATCACAGAAACTGTCTAATTTGTCGATATCTCCATCCATCAGTGTCTGGATAATACGATCGTCTTCCATTCTCTGTCCTTCAATAATCTGATCAATATATGATTGGACATCAACTTTTGTTAATACAAAACTGTAATACATTTTAAATCGTAACTTATTCAAACAAATTCTTAGTCCATCGACATGTCTAACCTGCTCTTCATAGTCATCTAAGAAAATATCATGTGGATTGACTTTAATACCTCTGATCCATGCTTCCTTGTTCCCATCCTTCAGCATGATATAGTCTTCTCCAACTTCACGGATATTCATCCAATCCATTGTTGTATTTACTTTTTTTCGCAAAGTTTTTGTGTCCTTCTTCGCTTTTATCAGCCTATCTTTTTGTTTCTTTTCTAGGCTCGTTAGTTTTCTTATTTTATTCATGGCTTAACTTCCTCATCTATTGAACTTCCACCAGTATTTTGATATTCACCAGCACTTACCCATACTTTTCTTGTACGGCTAAATAAAAAGAGTACATGCAGATACTCTAGCCAGTTGTGATAGATTCCATAAGGTTGGATTAGCATATAGCCAATACCTGTAGGAAGTGCCAATAGCACAATTACAACTGCACTTCTTCCTTCCAGTGCAGATAAATATACATACATGAAAAAGAAAGTACTAATAATACCTGCTGCAAGTATTATTAAATCCACCTTTCTATATTTTCCTAAAACCAATTTTCCACTTTTAAAAGGTGCTGGACTATTAAATCTCATTCGTTGCTACCTCCTTTAGCTGCATCATACATTCTATGTGCTGCTCTTGCTGCAGTAACAACATGAGACTGTCTACTCTGGATCATTCCACCTCTTGTACGTGTTTGAACAGGTCTAGATAAGCGATTTGCTGACATCTGATATAGACTTGATCCAGCCTGATTTACCATACGTCCAATTCTGCTATTACTATTCATGTCCGCAATTCTTCTTGCAATAGAATTACCGTCTTTTGTCATTCGTCTAGGTGTACCTTCGCCATCTCCACTTCCCAATCCACTTATCATGGATGGATTTACACTGCTTTGTGGCATCATAGAGTCATCTAATCCTGGTACTCCGACTGCTGTTACCTGGCTTGGGGCAATTTGCCCCAAAGGACTAGCACCACCTTCAGAACCGTTTGTATTTCCGATTCCTGCAAGGATACCTCCAGAGCCTCCTGTAAGACCACCTAAAGCTTCTCCTGCAGAATGTAGTAATCCAGTCCCACCTGCTACACGTCCGCCTCCATAAATGGCACTAGCACCCATTGTAAGAGCCGCTCCAGCAGCCATACCACCAATACCGCTCATTGCAGAAGAAATCATTCCTAATGATTGCATCTGTTGGAATGCAGTGCCTACACCAACATCTCCTCCAAGCAACTGTGCAATACCAGTAGGTGCATTCATTACTGCAGATAAGGCACCGATAAAGAAAATCACTTTTGCTAGTACAGAAATTGGAACGGCTGGTGTAACTGCCAATACTAAAATTACTAGCATCATCTGATAAAAATTAGTTAAAAAATCTGCCAGGCATAATTTCCACCATATCGAGAAGGTATTATTGTCTGGATCAAACATTCCAGAAAATACCCATGGTGAAATCAATATCTTCAATAGAAGATTAATAATGCGCTGTGCAACTTGAATTCCTATAAACACAAATAAAAAGTCTGCCACACCAGCAGAGACTCCAGCAAATACAATATCAAAAGCAGACGGATAAATTAGATAAGCATCTTTTGTTGTATTCAGTTTATTAATATCAATCGTATCTAATTTAACTTCAGAAACATCACTTCCACCATATCCTGCAGCAACCATTATTGATGATGGTTTTGTATTCTCATCAAAACCTGTAATCAATGTGCCTATGCTTTTTGTTAATCCACTTGAAATACCAGAGACTCCTTTAAAGAACCCTGGCATGAGTAAGATAACAATTCCTAAAATAGCAAACTTTTTAAATACATCCGTTGGACTAAACTTTAATATCTTTTCTTCATCCGTTATTGTCTGTAAATAATAAAATACAAATCGAATGATGATTAAGGAACCTGTTAAAACAAGTAATCCAGTCCACCAATTCCAAATAAAATCAAAATTTCCTAGATTCAATCCTATTAATTCTTTTAAGATTTTATAGATTTGATCCATTAATTCAAATGAGAATTTACAGAAGAACCAGATCATATTTCTAATCATGTCCAACAGCATATCTCCTGGTTTCATTTCCTCACATCCTTTCTCTTTAAAAACTTGGGGCAATTTGCCCCAGACTCTTTAAAGTCCAAAAACTTTCATGATTGCTGATAAGGCTTCAACAACAACTGCACCAGTAACAATCTTTACAACTGACTTTGACCATGGTTTCTGTTCTTGCTCAGCTTCATCTTTTCCTGTCCACTTGATATAAACCCAAATGCTTGCCGCTAAAGCCGCCAAAGGTACAAACCATAATAAGAAACTTGTTAATGGTTTAAAGAATGTCTCTACAAGCGATTTAGCTTCTCCTTCATTAAATGTTAATCCTTCGGCATGTGTAGTCATTATGTTCAATGCAGTTACAGATACTGTAGTAATTGCTGCAGATACTTTATTTCTAATATTCTTCATGTTATTTTCCTTCTTTCTAATTAAAAACTTATTCCTTCATCTTCAAAGCCCATCCCTACAATGCCTTCATTCATAAAGCTTGCATCACTGGATAATACTTCCTGGTTTTCATGTATTAATCTAAAACCAGCATTGATTAGAATTGCATCTCGTAAAGTTTCATATGTAGCACTCTTTTCCTCTTCAGAATCGCCCTTCTTATACGCATCAAACTTATCATTAATCCAGTCCTGATGTTCATCCAGACATCTATATTCCATCTCAGATACTCTCTCATTTAAAAAATCATCCTTGATTTTCTCCTGGATGTATTTGGAGTGATCCTGTTGATTCTCCTCTTGCAACTTTTCTTGGTGTATTTTCTCTCTTGCGATTGGTGCTTGCTCCTGGATATAATCACTAATCTTTTCTGCATCTTTGATTGCTTGGAAAAGAATCTTTGGATCATTTTTTAATATTTCAATCCAAGATTGAATATACGCTTTATGATTATCTAATAGTTTAGCTTCAGTTGGCATATGTAGATCTGCAAAAAGAATAGATGATGCAATCTCTGCTCTCAGTTCTTCTTCAGCATATTCAGCACTTCCAAATCTTCCACTCAAATCCCTATTCAAGCGTTTTTCTGCTCCAGTAGAGTGTGCCGTTTCATGCAATCGTGTCGCATAATAATCCTCAATTGTTTCAAATGAATCCTTTGTAGGTAATACAATCTTGTCATCTTTCACACTATAGAATGCTCGATCACCATAATGATTTAACTCAACACCCATTGTTTTTAAAGCTTCATCACAAAACTCTTGTAAAGCAGGCATAGATACCGTGTGTTCTCTTCGCTTTGTACGCTCAGGTACACCTTCTATACATGAGTAGTTAAATACTGTATAAGTACGTAACATCACTGCATAGTTCTTTGCTTCATTTGGATCATCACCAACAATCTTTGCATATTCCACAAAATCAATACTTTGCTTTGTTTCACGATTGATCATCTTGGCTATTTCTACCGGCACTCCTTCAGAACCCTTTTTCAAGTGCCATTTTTGTTTAGGATGATATTTATTATCCTTATCAGCAATCTGATTGAATGTAGCCCATCTAGTATCTTCATACCCTCTTTTAGTCGCAATGAATTCCAGCAGTAGGTAATTAATTCCTCTATACCTTGTTTTTGAAATAGGATTTTCTGGTCGTGAACCTTGCCATGTCTTTTCCCAAGGGATCACGTTTTCTTCTAATGATTTTAGGTAGAACTCCGCAAGCTGCTCTCTTGTCTTCGTAACAAACTTTTTATTTTCTGACATAGAACAGGATCTCCTCATCTGGATTTTCTTCTAATAGAGATGACTCTTCATCTTCTTCATTGATCGTTTTCAATAATTCTTTAAAGTCATCCTCTGTCATCTCTATCTCTCGTCTTTTCTCCATCTATTGCTTTCCTTTCCTGGGGCAAATTGCCTCAAATCTTTTAAAATCACTTATAACTAATCTGATAAAATTTCTAAACACATGACATAGATCAATTCATCAAATGAAATGATTTGTCTCTCGATACCATTCGTAATGGTGTATTTACTATATTTTTTATCTTCAATAATCAAACTATTTAATTCAGCCTTATCTACTTTCGCTTTTGAAAGATTCAAAATTACATAATAGCCTTCATATCTAGAACCTTTTGGAAAATATACTTTATACTCTCGTTCATCCAACTTCATTGGATCAACTTTTATCCGTAGTTGATTAAATCCCTCCTGCATCCAAATCTCCTATCTTTACCATTATCTTTGCGATTTCCATTGTGATTCTTGAAATGAGATCATCTGTAACTACCTCAAAGTTTCTCTTTGGTGTCGCATATCCTTGAAATGCAATCTCTGGATACTTGAGAACCATTAATACTTTATCTTTGATGGCTACCTTGTAATACAATCTCTTATTGTGAATTACAGATTCTAAGCTTTGAATCTTATACCGTTCTATTCGATGGATTGCATCTCTAGCATCACCAAGATAAATAAAATTACAGCATTTTTCTAAAATAGGAATTCCATTGAAGAAAATATCAAAAATAACATTATTCTGCTCCTTTGTATTTAGTTCGATCGTTACACCTTTTCTTAATAACATTGAGAATCTACTTTCCATCGCTTTCTTTAACTCAGGCACTGAGTTATAACTGGTACTGAACTCATTTTTTATTGAAGAAATCTGACTATAATAAATCAAATCAATCCCATTCTTATCTTGGATCGTGTACCAGCATTCATATATCATTTCCTCACATCCTTTCACTTTAAAAACTTGGGGCAAATTGCCCCAAGCATTCTTAATCAAAATCAATTCCATCATCTTCCATGGATACATTCTCCAATAAAGATGAATTACTCTCCTCTATAATTTCAGCTTCCTCTACAGGTATTACAACCTCTTGCTGTGTTTCTATCACTTCTAGTTCTACTGATGTTGTATCTTCTATTTGACTTTTATTGAATGAGCCACTATAATCAATTACAGATAAAGCATCTATTATTTCTCGGGGCAATTGGAAGCCCGCATGAGATTTAATAGATGCTTTTGTTTTCTCGTTACAGTAGAAATTTTTGTTATTTTCATATGTTTTTAAGAGAAATTTATCAAAATCCGTTTTCTCGTAAATTGATGTGATTTCATTTACTTCAATCATCTTAATGTTTTTATCATATCTACATACTGCTATTAAAGGATATGCTTGCAATTCACTAGATTCATCAAGTAAAAAAATTCTACTTGTATCCTGTACCAAACTATCAAATGCCAGATAACTTTTATCTAACATCTCATTAATTCTACTCACAAAAGCATATCCAAGTTGATGTTTTTCACGTAGCTTGATAACCGTTGATACATTAATAACAATTGGTTTTGATTTATCCACTCCACCAGCATATGCTATAGATTTAGATTCTGGCGACACAACCATTGGGTTCGTAACATTATATACTCCACTGGACAAATCAATTAATTGTCTATCAAACGAATCAATGCTTCCATCTTCGTGTACTATATCACTGTTTATTCTTCTAAGTTCCTCTATACCCATAGTTTAAAAGCCTCTATTCTTCTTCATTTGAATTCTTGCTTGAAGTCAGATGGCAATCATCCACATACACTTCTGTTATATAGATTTTCTTATCATCCTTCTCATAGGAACGTGTATGTAACTGTCCTTCCAACTCAATACGCTTTCCTCTCTTTCCATAAGAGCCTAGATAATCAGCAACCTGTCCCCAGGCAACGCAATTGATAAAGTCTGCAGCATCTTCTTTGGATCTCGTACGTTGCACAGCAACTGTAAAGTTTGCTACATGCTTCCTACTTTCATCTCCTGTAACTTTCACTTCAATATCTTTCACTAAATTGCCTGATAAAATTACTCTGTTGTTCCACATATTTCTTTTTCCTTTCTTTTAATACTTTTTTCAGTACCCTTATAGTCACATTAATCTTGTAAGATTACACATGCATCACTCGTATATAAAGGTTTTTCTTTTGTGTTGCTGAATTTATACCATATATTAGACAAACCACGAACACCATGCTTGCAATATTTATATCCAGCCTCTTTCAACTTCGCAATTTCGTTTTTGTCATATGGAATAATGTAGCCTGTAAAGAAACAATCTTGCTCTTTCCCTTTTACATATTCTTCTATCATTCCTAACACTTTCCCAGCCTCAGTATATAATGATAAATATTTATAATATGCTCTTAGTTTAAAAGCATTTATATACTTCAGATCCATTGCCTTAAATAAGAGCTTTTTCTGTATTGCTCTAAAATTTGATGAATGATTAGTCTTCCCTTCCATCATATACTGCACATGATGTGTTGCTTCGTGGATCAAAACGGATAATAATAGATCCTCATAATTCTCACCATTTAAAAGCATTTCTATTGTCCTTGTTTGTGTATTATACGATGCTCCTTTTGACTTCAGAGCTTTCTTTATATACTGCACTCTGAACTTCAAATAATCTTCTACTCTTTGATCATGTTTATATGCCTCTCTTATTACAGTATAGAGTTTTGATTTATAAGTAATCTCACTCATCTTTTCACATCCTTTCTCTTTAAAAAACTTGGGGCAAATTGCCCCAAGCATCTTTATAACTTTACTTCACTAATTCTTTCTTCTTTAAGAATAGGAATACAGCTACAGCCAAACCACCTACAAACATCATAGATAATCCTACTGCATTGAATGTATCACCAGTTTTAACTGATGGTAACGCCATATCGTTTACAACCACTTTCACAGCATTATTAATCGCAAAATCATAATCCTCACTTAATACAACTTGGAAGTGTTCATTATTGATTCGGTAGCCTTCTGGAGCAGCGGTCTCCTGTACATAGTAACCGCCTAAATCATCGGCAAACTCTACAGCCCAGGTAATTACACCCTCGCTATCAGTAATGCCAACACATGGATTTCCGTCCTTATCTACAGCAACCGTGCCATCAGCCTTAAATAACGTTAATTCAGCACCTTTTAGTTTCTTTGAGTTATCCATAGCATCTACCTTGATTGCACTCACGTAGAACACTTTACGTTGATCCACAGCAGATATAATTTGCTCGCTTTGTCTTGTTCCAGTTACAGTAAATTCAATATCATCAACCTTCTCAAATCCAAATGGTGCTTCGTCTTCACGTAAGATGTAAGTCTTTCCACCTTCAACAAACTTAGAAATGTCTGTATTTTCTTTTGTTGTGATAAATGTGGCAACTTCGTTTCCTGTGGCTTTTTCAATTAATGTTAATTTAGCACCAGCAACGTTGTTGCCCTTGCCATCTGTCTTCGCTACGTCAATGACGATCTTATCGTCTGCATAGTCAAGACTAACGATTGCTCCGTTATCTTTGATTCCAAATGGTTTTGGATTTGTATTTAGGTAATATCCAGCAGGAGCGGAATCTTCAACTAGCTCATATTCACCAACTGGCAAGAAGTTATCACTTGATTTCCAATGGCCGCTTGCATCTGTTGTGATTGCATAGTTTAAAGCTTGTCCTGCTTCAGCAGTACCAAGTACGTTTCCGTCCGCATCTCTAGCTACAACATCAAAGTTATTCTTATTAATGATTTCAAAAACAGCAACCCCTACATTTTCATTTGTAGCTGTATCCTTCTTTTGTACCTCTAGTCCTCCACGGATAACACCTTCAACTACGGTGTATTCGTTGCCGCCAACTACAGCCGCAATGTGTTGATCATTCTCTGTAATATTGAATAATGCAATTCCATTCGCTACTTCCTGACCACCTTCACTTAACATTTTATTCTGTAGCGTATAGCCTGCTGGCGCTTTTGTTTCCTCTACTGTAATTGTACCTAGTGGTAATGTTGGAATTCCTCCATCAAGGTAGAATGGATCGCCTTCAACTTTTAGAGAATCATCTAAAGTTGTAACATATCTACCACCAATCAATGCAGTCTTCACAACCCATGTTCTTGTAGGTGCTGTTGGTAATGTATCCATTGTAAATTGCCCTGCATAATACTTGATGGTGAATTCAGCACCCTCTAAACTTGCTGGATTTTCTACTACCTCACTATCTGGACTAACTTTATTTAAAGTGATTCTTAAAGGGTCATTTAACGGGGTATCAGTGGAATTAACTACCCATGTACTTCTATCATACGGAGAAACAACGTGGGTTGTTGGATCTAGTGCAAATCCTCTTGGTGCAGTTACTTCCTTAATATATAAGTAAGGCTGTGTTCCATCGAACGGAATTTCATTTGGTGCAGTAGCATTGCCATCCGCATCAGTTGTTAATGTCAAAATAGGTGCATCACTTAAATCTGCCATGCGATGTACTTCATAAACCGCACCACTTAAATCCTGTGCATAACAGTTGTTCCCTTGTGTTAACGTAGGAAGAGCGTTTATTTTCTTAATTTTAAGTTCAATGTTTGGTGGCACTGGCTCACCCTCGGCTACAGCCCAAACAATCATAGTTAAATTTGTGTCAGGTGCCTTATTTACACCATACTGTTGTAACCAATCTCTCCAATTGGTACCTGTTGCGCCACTACCATTGTTATATAAAGTTGACCAACCTGTATTGTCAGGTAACTCTGTAGCAGTACCAGAACGTGTTCCAGCCAATCGCAATACATTTGATTTGCTATCATATGCTGTTTGTAACTCGGAACCGCCATTGTAATAGATACTTGACACGCCGACAATTCTTGCCTTACCTGTAGCAGAACGAGCCATTGCATCTGCAAGTGCTTCACGGGCTGCTTGTTGATAAATATCTAGGTATGCTGTTGTGCCTGCAAAGCCACTTGTCGCCATCGTTTTACCCAGCGTGCCTTCAATACGGGCTTGCATGTTATTCATGGATGCTTCGTTCCAGCCTTGTAGAGGTTCTCCGTCTGCTCCCCATTGGTCATACCAAATCGTGTATCCAGGGTTATCACCTGTTACACCACCGCCTCCAGAGCCACCTGAACCAGCACCACCATTTGCGAATACTGTAGCAGATGTAAGCTTTACCGGAATAATTGTTGCCAATAAAAAGGCTACCATCATACTTAGAATGGCAGTAAGTTTACTTCTAATTGATTTATATTTCATTTTTTCCTCCTGAATTTTTCTGCATTGTATGAAACTTGTTGTTTACTGCTATATATCTCATCGCCTATTTCCTTTAGCAGACAATCAAAATAGGCAATGTTATTTTTTTAGATTTTCCCATTAAAAAAGGCGGTAGACTTTTACATCTATCGCCCTCTTTAGGAGAAAATTTGACTGAATTTAATTTTTATCTTATCTATAACCTACAATGATAGTTTCATCCCAAGCATATTGATCCACGACCCATACCTGTTGCGTTATAGCTTCGTGGTGAGTTGTGCCAACCTGAACATTTCCTACGTGGTAACCTTCATCGCCGTTTGTATTTCCTGCAAATTCCAATGTACTTGCATACACTGTACCAGTGTTATTACCAATAATCTTACGTTCATAAACTGGTTCATCCCATGCTTCAGCTATGACCTGTGTTTCCCAATGTCCGACCTCTTCATGATGGATTGTTTGATAAATAGGCTGTGGAGCAGATGTTGTATTCGTACTTGGAGTATTTGTTACTGAAGAACTGTTGTTATTGTTCTGTACCTCAGTACTAGTTGTTCCTGTAGTTGGTGTAACTGGTGTTTCGGATGTAGTGGAAGTGTCTTCTTTCTTATCTTCCTTCTTACCAGTGTCATCCTTCTTCTTATCATCTTTCTTGTCGGATTGTTTGTTATCCTTCTTATCTTTCTTATCGTCTTTATCAGTTTCTGTACTTGTTTCGTGTTTTGCTGAATTGTTTGTCTTTGGTTTTGGTAAAACATTCAGAACTGCAAATAGTACCACTGCAACTATCAACATAGCAGCAATGATTTTGGCTGACTTCTTTTGTCGATCGTTTAATCTGTTGAATAAGTTTTTCATGTCGTTTCTCCCTTCGGGGCAATTTGCCCCAATATTTTAATAAGTTAATTTATATCCCTTATATACTCCATCTGAACCCATAATAGGCTCACATGAATAAGCTCTAAAAGCAGAGCCAGCAACTATGCATGCTGAATATCCTGAATCAAGATTGTATCCATCACTAAACATAAAGTATTGCGTTCCGTGTGATGTACTTGTGCTTGGGGCAATTTGCCCCGAATCATTGTTTCCTTGTTGTGATGTATTTTCCGATGGAACCTCAACATAGATAACATCAGGTGTAGGTGCTGGTTTATCGGATAGATGCAGGTTCAATGTAGACTCAGCTTTGTTATGCTGACTATCTTCAACACTATACGTTACTACTTGAGTATCCTTAGTTGAGTCGATACTGCTACACTTAACATTTTTGGAAAGATCACCGTCCACATTATCTATTGCTGATTGGATGTATGCCTCACAAGAGAATGCATCTGTTCGATACATTGATACATTGGTTTCTCTTAATGTGATTACTGGAGCATCCTTATCTACAACTTTAACATCTAATGTTTTGGAGATATTTTTAATCCCGTTATCAATCGTATATTTAACTTTATACAAACCTAATTTACTTGTATCAACATCACTATCAATACTTAGTTTTACTTCGTTTTCCTCTGAGTAATCTACGATATAATCACTTGGATTAAACATTGATTGATATTCTACTTCAACAGAACTATCTTTTAATTTGATTTCAAGTCTTTGCATGTAGCGTTTGATTTTATCTCCACCAATCACGCTAATCAACACCAATCCTACAACTGCAATTGCAGATACAATCAGAAGCAGTATCTTTTTTAATCTTTTCTGCTTGATCTCCTCATCCCGCATCTCAAGCTGTCCGCTTTCGTATACAAGCTTTTCTCGGATATGCTGCATTTCATCTGCAGGTATCGTTATAAAGGAATAAATACCTACATCAATATGTTCCTTTAGTCCAAGTCTGATTTGTTCCATCTGCCATTCGTTATATTCTGGCTTTGCGTAAATTGAAACATCTAGTCCCTCTTCAAGTCCCATCTTGATCTGCTGCAGTTTATTTCCTCTGAAGCCAAGCTGCCTATATTTATCTATTTCTTCCAAACAATCACCATCTTTCCTTTCCTGGGGCAAATTGCCCCAAAGAATATACTGCTATCTTTTAAAGGTTATCTATAGTGATTAGGCTCGCTTTGGTTTACAGTTGCTCATAATAACCTTGACCAACTGATAAATAAATGCAGGAACACAGATGATACCTGCAGCAACAACCTTTGCAATAAATAATCCGATCCAGAATGCAGGTGAAGCAATCAGCATAATTCTTGTTTTAGATAGTAAGTAATTTATCAGTTTGTAACCAAATGGAATCATTGCATAATACACTAGATTTATGAATTTCATCTCATTCTTACCTATCATCCAGATAGCCACTGATAAGATGATTCCTTCAATCAATGTGATAAAGAATTCCTTGTTTGTGTCCACTAATGCATTTTGATACTGTTCTTGTCTGTTCATAACTTTCCCTTTCGTCTTATTAAATTTCTATTTCTGCACTTGTTTCCAAGTTATTGAATAAAGAACTCTCGGCTTTTAAAGAATGTTTGCTCGTAAATTCTTCAATCGCTGTTAGTATTGTTTGAATGTGTTGTAACTCTTCATCAGCAAGTTTTACATTCTCTGCAGTCTTACTGATTGCATTTTTAAGTGCATCCGGTTGCTGCAGAAGATATCTATCAAAATCAATCATTGCATCTTCTTGATTTGCGTAGACTTTTTTATAACCCTCTGGATCATATTTATGAAAAAATCCATCTATTGCTCCAATCAAGTTAGCCTTCTTACTCAGGTCTTCCTGTCTTTTCCGTTCCATTACAGAATTTGATTCCTTTAGCAGCTTTACAAAGGAGAATGAACTACACTCTTCTCTATTGTCTCCGCTATATAAATAAACCTTTGTTTCTGGATAATATCTCCATTCCATAAATCCCTTATCATAGACTGTAAGAAATCGCTTAGACAACTTCACCTTCATATTTCCATCCAACACTTCTTCAGGAATTTTCAAATACACTGCATCATCTGTATTCTTAAAGACTAGATCATCATCAATCAGTTGGATCTGGTAACGTGGCATCATCTTTTTACCACTCATATAGTCTTCTATGCCATCAGACACTACACCAACCATCTTAACTAACTTCTTTTGATTCATATCAAAGTTTTTCTGAACCTCATCCAGTCCACGGATTACCTCTGCACCAGCACCTACACCATATTCTTTCTTAAAAGCCTCTATGCTATCCATGATATCTATTACATTGATACATAAGGTTTCTAATACTGCGACTGTATTCAAGCCATATAGTTGATGCTTCATCTTTTCTTGTTCATTCATCTTCCATCCCTTCTCTAACAAATTACCACTTGCTTTGTACCAAAAACCATCCAAGCCTTTAATTTGTTTCAATCATTGAAAAAAGGTACCTGGCTACTACTCCGGGTACCTTTCATGTGAATTTCCACATTACCATAATACCACGTTTCATTCCTAAAAATTCCGAGAAAAAGTTGAGACCCATTCACTATTGACTTTTACTATTTTCTGTGATAAATGAACTTACAAATCTTATAATTTTCAAGTAATCTCTTTATCTTTTGGGGCAAATTGCCCCAAGATTTACTTTTGTTGTAACTGCTTTCCGTTTCTTCCCCCAATTAGAATCTATTGCTTCGGATAATATTTTATAATCCTCTTCCGCAACATGTTCCTGTTGCATCAGTTCTTTTGTAATCTGCATGGATGCAAGCATGTCAACGACCATGGCTTCCTCATTGTGGTTCTTTATCATCCATGCACCCGCAACACATATACCTTGTGTTAGGTTCCAACCCTCACTCCTTCCCACCAACTCATCCAATGTTACATCTAATGCATCTGCCAATTTTATAAGAGTATCCATAGTTGGATTATTTCGTTTCCCTGTAGCCAGATCAGATAATCTTCCTGTACTGATTCCTGATAGTTCGGATAGCTTTGCAAAAGTATATCCTTTTTCTTTTCTTAATTGTTCAATTTTATTTGATAACATATTAGAGTTCCTTTCATTCCCCTATGGGAGTATAATCTAATCATATATTGGAGGACTTTTTATGGATTTTTTATTTAAAGAATTTGAAACCAACACACTTTTTTATTCAATTATGACAGCTATAATTTCATTACTAATTGGAATCCTCAGCAAATTTATTACTGAACGTTTTGTGAAGAAAAAGTCAGAGAAATCAGAAGTTCCAACGATTCAGATTAAGAATAATTCTGATAACACCTATTTTTCTAACAACACTATCAATTCAAATAATACAACTAACATAAATACTCATTATCATTCCCCAACAACAAATTCTTCTGACAATAGCGGTTCTGACATAATTGCCTATATATTATTATTTGGGGTGGGACTTGGAATGGGAATAGTATTTTTTGCTAGGTACAGTTCGATAATCATCTTAGGAAATAGTATTTTATTCTCCATCTTTATTGGAATCTATATAGCTCTTTATAAAAGAAATCATGGCACATTACCAAGTAAATCTACATACGTTACTTTATGTGTATATTTTTTCACAATGATTATATTTGTATATTGGTGGAATCAATTATCATCCATTCACTCCGCCATTGTTGCCGTTTCATACAACCCACAAATAATACTTCCTGAAATGTTTAAGAATTCCACTTATCTAAAGGAATCCGTAATTACTTCCGCTAGTGTAGTAATTCTCGGAATATATAGTATAAATTTATTTTTTCTCTTAAAGCATGAAATATCCCATTCTAGCAAATCATCGAAAATAAATATTTTATTACCTGTCTATATTGAATTTAGTATAATTGCTTTTTATATAGTCCTTAATTTTATAATAAACCTTTTCTATAACAAATCTGTTTAGCATGTACATGAGAAACGTAGCAATGGCAACCATTTCTATATCCCATATCTGATATATCCCAATAAGCAAGAATATCAAAACACTTGTCTGTAGCATACCCTTCATACATAATGCGAAATCTCTCATGACAAGGTCATACCATTTGTTTCCATCATCCCACTCAATCATTGTATCGAAAAATTTAGCAATTCCCTTGTTTGCTGTAACTGTAACTACACACATAAATATCATTACTATTATTTTCATTTATTTACCCTTTCTTCTGGGGGCGTTTCGCCCCCAAGCTTTTTATCTCACCATATACTGCTCTATCGGATCGTCATCTGAACCCTTAAAAATCGTAACTACATAATTGCTAGTATCTCTAATCTTATCTGCCCACTTCTTAGCTGCTTTCATGTTACTGAACCAAGCAGTCTCAAAGGCTCTATTATCTTTAGATAAGATCACCATCAATTCTTCATCCATCGCTTACTTTCCTTTCCTGGGGCAAATTGCACCAAAGGTCTTTTTAGAGGAATGCTGGATAGTATTCATCTATCTTCGCCCTTTCTCCAAGTGCTTCATATCGCTCCTGGAATATTTCTTGATATTGCCTCATATTTCCGTATTCGTCATAATGATCCAGCTTCCACAATAGTATTAGTATTCTCTCTGCTTCTTTAATCTTTTTGAAATATGTACTCTTAGAGATATAACATTCTCGACAGATACATTCATATTTTTGATTTAAAAGCCATTTTCTGATAATTAGTTCTCTTTCGAGTTCATCAAGATAGTTTCCATTAATGCTTTTAGCCCAGTATTTTATAAAGTTATAAGTATCTTTATCTCTATCCATTCTTTGAATCACCGTGTCTTCTTGCTGATGGTTGTTTTCATCAGATGCAGATAGTATCCACTTCGTAGCTGATTTATAGTGCATCCTTTCAAAATCATCCTCAACGTGAATTGTATAGTCATCATTTATAGAATAGACATTGCCAACCATCTTAGAGAAGTCCTGCCAGATACCAAACAAGTATTTCAGTCTTGCATATGAGCTTGTTTTTTTAATCATCACTTCATATCCGATCATTTATCCACCTCTATTTTCCATAGATTTTCTAATCAGTTCCATCTCTGCTTCATTTAGAATCTTTGCTTGGTATTTTAGTCGGAAATTTGGAATCATTTGTTCTAATTCCATCAAATTGTTAAGTGATGCAGTTTTCAAATAAAGATAAATCAGGTCTTTTAAGTGCAGTTGATCAGACTTCTTTAATTCAAGGTTATTCATTTCCAAAGTCTGCACCTGGTTCAATGAAGCGCCGGAAAGCACTTTAAGAGTTGCTATCATATGCCATATCTCCGGACTTGTTTCACTACTTGCCGTTTGTAAAACTGTTCCACAGATATCATCAATATTTTTTACCATATCTTCCAGTTCCATAGTTTTCCTCCGCTTCACTTTCTTTCCTTTGGGGCAATTTGCCCCAAAGTATCACTAAACCTTTATCACTTATCCTCTTAATATCTCCAAGGTATCAATCAGCCCATCAATCGCTATCCTTAGTTGCTGTTTGGTTAATTCATCTTTCTCTCTAAAATCTGGTGATTTCTTTTGTAGAAATTTATCCAGGCTTTGAATCTTTTTGATACACTTTTGAAACTCATCTTCTTCCGGTTCTTTCTCTACGATATCTTCAGCAGATATTGATGAGTCACCATCAATATCTTTCTTATTTATCTCTGCCAACACATCCTTTACTGTTCCATCGGAAATACCCGTAATAGCTGTGATCCATTCTCTTTCACGCCCTTCTGGCTTATCTCCATTTGCACAGTGGATCGTATAGCATCGGTGTGCTTCCAATATGACTTGTCTTCGTTCCTTTTTATCCATCGTTCTATACGCATTAGAACTTAGCAGTATTACCCTTTCCTGCAACTCATCCTCTGGATAATTCAAGATCACTGGTATCTCATGATCATCAAGTGCCTTCCCGTTATATTTGACAGTTTCTCCACTTTCAATAATCTTTTTGATTGCCTGTAATCTACGATGTCCAGATGTAAGGACATATTGTCCATCACCACTTTTAAATGCATGTAGTGGTTCAATCAAACCCATCTCCTGGATGTTTTCAACTAGCAGGTCTATATCATCCATTTCATAGACGTTCTTCTCATTAGCACAAAGTTCCTCAACCGAAACATAGATAATCTTTCCTAGTTTTGCTGCTTCAAGAGAAGCACTATTTAATAATCCGTTTTTAGATGTTAGTAGTCCCATTTTTATTTCTCCTCCTGCAGAACTTCTGCTACTAGATCTCTATAGTCTTGTGCAACCTTTGAACGTGATTTCATATCATTTATCAACATTCTTCCTTTCATAGAAGAATCCTTGATCGGTGCAGCTTGATAACGGATATTGGTCTGATAAACCATGGATCCATATGCCGTCTTTAATTCTTCCAATGTTTCTGTATCAATCTTGTTTCGTTGGATTTTTGTAGGAAGGATTCTGATTTCAAAGTTTGCACCATCAATGTTTTCTAATATTTCCTGAGAATGCTGCAGAGTCAATTCAATTCCTTTCAAAGCACCCTTTTCAAGGTCGGCAGGAATGATTAATCTGTCGCATGCACACAATGCATTGGTAGTACAGAGATTGATAGAAGGATTATTGTCTACGATGATTTCGTCATAGCCTTGTAACTTCTTCAGCAACTTCTTTAGTTTTGTCTGTTGTATTCCAGATGATGTATTTACCAACATTTGTTTTTCTACCGTAAATAAGTAGATTGTTGCAGGAATAACATCCAAATTTTCAATATTCGTATGATAGATACATTCACTTATTTCACCTGTTCCAGCCAAAGCATCTACAATCGTCAAATCTCCATCCTCAAACTCTCTTTCTGGGAACAAGAGATAAGACACACTGGACTGTCCGTCCATATCCACTAATAGTGTTTTCTTTCCTTCCTTCGCAAATCCTGCAGCTAAATTAATGCTAGTCAGTGTTTTACCAACACCACCTTTAACATTCCAAATTGATGTAATCATATTCTTCTTCCTTTCTTAAATTCCATATCTGTATTTCATACGGAATTCTTCAATTTCCTGATCAAAATCTTCAATTAGAGAATCCAGATTTTCTTGAACTCTCACAACATTCATAAACGGTGAGAATGATAGTTTTAGTTTTCTGTTTCCTCCAACTTTCTTATTGAAAAAGCCATTTTTAAAACGATTTAAGTATCTCTTTGCAAGTGCCATGAAGCGGTCATATGTCTTGGCATTTTGTATAAAATAGCCATCTCTGACGGCAATCCATTCTTCTTGCAGCTCGTTTTCAATATGATGTATTGCATTATTGATTCTCGTTAGATTGATATTTTGATATTGATTCAGCCAATCATGTCTCTTAAGTTTTGGAATATTGAATTCTTTCGTAAATAGGACTTTCAATTTAACAAAAGCTGCAACAATGCACTGTCTTAGATGCTTCAACAATCTATCAAATCCAATTCTTTCCTTTCGATTGGAATGTTTTCTAGCAAAACCATCAGCACTGAACATTCGACTCTTTAAACTGAAATGAGATACCCAAGTTTTTCTAATATCTCCAGCACTAACAATCTTTTTAGCTTCTGGATCAGCAGCTTTGCATAATCGTCCAGTCACTTTATTTTGATAGCGATCGCTTTTCCAGCGGTCTACATAAACAATCTCCTCTGCACTGTAATAACGCTCAGATATGAGAATTCGTAAATATCTACCCTTTCCTCGTGTCACCAAGAAAGTAACATACGGTAACGCTTTATCATCTCCAAAGATTTCATCCATGATGGAGCAAACACATGGCTTACAATCCTGAATACTATCTGGGATCAAAATCTCTAAGGACTTTGCTTGAATGTTGTTGCTTAGAGTTCTCTTACCTGCTCGAAGAAGCTCAAACTGCTCAAGTTGAGAAAAGAATTCTAAATAACCCAGAGAAGCTACAGTAGAATCAACTACTAATTCACCACCAGTTTCAGCAAGCCACTCGGAAATACTTAATACTGATTGAAGGTCATCAAACAGATTGCTACGGTTGAAAAATGAATACATAAGTGTCCTTTCATCTTATTAACTACACATCATAGGTTTCCTATGTTGTTTTTTTATTTATTTGTGATTTTTAATAAATTTTTAACATCTTTAAAATTGATTTTTTTATTTAAATCTTATATATTTATATATGCAAAGAGGTGAGGTTCTTCAGGTCGTACTAAGGGTATCTCGATCAGGTCATTCGGGTCACACTGAGGCTATCAGGCTATACTTATCCTCTACATATGCAATATTGAAGGTTAGTAACCTTCTTTACCCTTTAATCACAGAACTCATTCCGGCAAGTTTGAGCGTTCGGTGATTTTTTATTTGTAATCATCTGGATTTTCTTTTTTATCTTTTTCTATGGTTTTTGCTAACCCAGAAAAGAATTCAGTAGAATCAATATCTAATGCTCTACAATACTCAAAGAAATAATGTAGTGATATTCTCGGGATATCTCCTCGGTTATATTTCTCAAATGTACTCATTTTCATACCAATCATACGTGCTAGAGTGTCATGGCTAATATAATCTCTATCTTCCTTATTCCTCTCTTGGAGATCAGCAAGAAGATATCGCCAAGCCACAAGATCCTCTTTAAATCTAACCGTTTTTCTACATTTATCTACCATCTGCTAGTTCTCCTTTCCATTCCAAACACATTCCGTAAAACGCAAAAATAGGTAGCTATAAGTTACCTATAGCTACCTATTTGAATGTAATGGAGCGAGTGATGAGAATCAACGGCATATATATAATGGTTAATGACGAATGTTATTTTTATCTATTTTTAGCGATTTATGACTGTCTGTGTTTATAATTTTTTGTGTATTTATAATAGAATGGTGCCAAACTGGGTGCCACAAAAAAGCAGCCTACCCTTATAAAAAGAGTAGGCTTTCATAATTAAAATCCGATTTTTTAATTTTCAATGATATAAACTGGCGTTTTATATAGTTGAAATCTATTTTAGGTCTTCTTCGGCGATATCATTAGGCTCTACTTCTGGTAGACCTGCTAGAGATGTTGCGATTGATAAAACTGCAGCTAGTGCAGAAGTAGAACAAACTAACTTCCAATCTACTGCACCAAGTGTAGCTGTTGTTCCGATTGTTGCCACAAAGGTTTGCGCTGCTGTTTTTAGCGCTCTTCTTGCTGCGGCTTTCGCCCATTTACTCCAATAGTTTTTGTCTTTCATTTAGATACCCTTTCCCTTCTTTCTTCTACTTGTTTGATTCGTTCTGTTAGAAACGTTACGGATGTTTCTGTTTGAGCAAGTCTGTTTTCCAGAGACATGACGCGATTGCTCACATCTCTGGTTGTAGCTTTTAAATCTGTGATTCCTTCCTTCACATATGCAATATTTGCATTCATCTTTCCTAACTCTTCGGCTAACTCCTTAGCTTGATCTTTGTTGCCCTTATGGATCGTTGAATTAACGCTCCAAATAGTAACAACTAGACCACCAAGAGATACTAACAGACTAAGATAAACAGGATTGATTCCTTCTTGCATGAAGCCGCCGCCTATCTAACTCGGATTGTTTTGCCTGGATAAATCAGATCCGGATTAGCAATTCCGTTAACCTCTGCTAACCATTGCCATGTAGTACCATAAGTAGAAGCAATACCACTTAATGTATCACCTGGTTGAATGGTGTAATACTCTTCATCAGTATTGTTAGGTGTTGATACAGCTGAACCATTAATTACAATCTGTTGTCCAGGATAGATGAAGTTAGGATTTTCAATACCATTTAAGGCCGCTAACTGTTGATAAGTTGTACCAAAATTCTGAGCAATAGCGGATAGTGTATCACCTGGCTGAACAATGTATACATCTCCCTGAGAAACTGTAGGTGCTTCATATGGAGATGGTGTATATGTAGAAGGACGTTCTGCATTAACACCTGTACGGTAAATGCTAGGGTCTACAAAGATGACATTCTCATCTAATGTTCCATAGTTGCTAGTGTACTGTTGGATTGTTCCGTAAGCTGAAGTGTCTACCGTGTGGCTTCCGTCGTTGTTACCCCAAGCCGCAACCCACTTATCATATGGATCACATTCAGGCGCAAGATAGCCAAGCCATGACAGCGATGTATAGATACCTGTGTAGTAGCCAGCTGAAGCAACAACATCACAGAATGCACGTGACATTGGAGCAATATTATCATGTGTTATATATACGCCGTTATTAACTTTGTAGTGGTCTGCATCTTCCATGTCTAGCCATGCACCAAGCCCAATATCCACACCAGCAATGATAGATAAGAAGCGCTGTGCTTCTTCTACTGCCTGCGATACATTAAGCGCGTATGAATAGAAATATACGCCGATTGTAATGCCTAAACGTTGGCACTCAGCTACATGTCTACGGAATGAATAGTCTTCACGACTTGCTACACCAGCGCGCAGAATTGCATATCCGCCAGCATATGGTGTGAAGTCGAAATTTGGTTGATGCTCTGAGATATCAGGTACGTTATAAATTCTCATTTTTCTTTTTCCTCTTTTCTATCTAAAAAGGCGGCCGCATTGGTCGCCTTAATAGCCTATTTATTTTTTGTAATCCCAGGCAGAGCCAAATCCTGGCTCATTGCCCTTATTGTTGTCAATTTTTGAAACGAACAAAATTCCACGTGCGATTGCTAAATCACCCTTGTTATAAGTGACTTTTTCATCCCACGGATAAGCTTTCTTTTCCTTTGTCATATCTTCATATAGCAAAGGCGTATTTTCAGGCGTCTGGCCTTCCACTGCGATATGTTCTGATTCAACTACGTACGGAGTTCCGTTGCATCCAATGCGCTGGCCTTTTTTGTATTTAACCCCTGGTGTCCATTGGTCCAAGAATGACACATACTTTTTAACTACGTCAGCGCTAGCAGTCTGTAGAACATCGTTAACAAGCGGTCTAACTTCTTTAAAGTTATTTGCTTCAATATCTTTTTCTGGAACATCAGTCAAGATAAACGACAGTGTATATCCTGTGCCAGACTTAGAAAAAGTAAGCGGCTCTGTGTACATTTTTGTAGTAGGTCCATCGTCGAATGAAACATCATGGATCACACCCACCTCGAACGAGTCAATTAGAATTTTTAAGTTCTCAAAAACTGTTCTATTGAAAGTAACAACACTCTTATTATTACTTGGAACTTCCGTAAACTTCTTGCCGTCAATTAACATCATTATGCCGCCTTTCTAACAAATAGTACTTCCACTCTGATTTCACCCGAAGGTAATACGTACCCATCGTTCCACATATTACACGTGTAAATAGTTACTGAATTTTCATTCCAACTATTAATAGAACACAGGCATCCAGTTGTTGTCGCACTAATTGGTGCTACCATACTATATCCAGCAGGAACATTAATATTAACAACAGTTAAATTCGACAAGTTATAATTCACTGTTTGTCTTGGTGCAGTAAATCTGCGGACAATAAATGTATCGTTTCCTCCGATTGCTAATCCGTTTTTAGCATTGAGTTTACCTGCTACATCAAGTTGACCTCTAGTGGTTGTATTCTGTCCGCTAAAAGTAAGAGCATTATTAACCGCATCAACCTTAGGCTTTAGTACGTTGATTTGATTCTGTAAATTGCCTGCTGCATCAGTGCCTAGTTGATTCTTGATACCTTCAAACCATGCATCAAATAAAGCTCTCTGTTGTGTGTAGAGAGCGTCCATGTTTAGATTATTAACCGCACTGACAAAGCCACACGCATTCTTATCCAAGCGTGTATCAGTGATGTCCGCATTAGTGATTGTTGAAACGTTAGCTCTAACCATCACATTGGCCAGTACTAAGTCATACACAGCACCTTCACGTACAGGCGTAGGCTTCACTGGTTGCGACTGTGGAGTACCTTTTACAACCTCTACTCTGATACTTCGTTGCGCTTTATTGTCGTCCAATCTCAGCACGATCAAATCAATGCGTGGTTGCGCATCACTGTTTGGAATGATGATACGTGTTTCGTCCATGTTGTAACCAGTAGCACCATTGATAAGGCATGCTCCAGGCTTAACTGTTAGGCTCATACCTCCACCTGTAGCAGCTACGACCTTAAAGCTATTATTATTGCCAATTCCGAACACACCATTGGTGTAGTAATTTGATAGGATACTTCTTAAAACATCACTTCCTACAGCCCTATCAAACTGTGGAAAGCCACTATCGTCAAAAGTAACCTCTGACGTAAATGGGAATGATTGCATTGCCATTATGTTCCTCACTTTCTGTATGCGACTGGCACTTTATCGCCAAACGTTAAACTGATTTCATGTACTGAATTCTTAAAGACTTCACGCACCTCTGTGAGTCTTGCTTGGAAGGCCATTTGAAAATCATCAATCAATAAATCGCACTTATCGCCTAGATTAAAGTCTTCCATATAACGAAGTCCATTGTTGCGAACTGCATCAAAAGATACATTAAGAATGCTTGCATGCTTCTTCAGCATGTCCTCTTTTCCTGCCTGGATAAGTCGGTTCTTATAAGCATCTAGCGTTTCCTTTGTCGAGTCGTAAATCTCCGCCGTCTTATCGATGTACACAACACGTCGATAGTCTGAAGGATTGGCACGGAGGTCAACCGTTACGCTGACCTGCCTACCTTCCTCATAACTGCCATTACCGATTACGATTGCATAGTTCTTTGATAACGTTGTATCTTTGGTAATTTTCTCGTTCTGGATATTTCTCAGTTTCTCAGCGAACGAAGCAAAGCTATTCTGTGTCTGTGCTTGTGTACGATCTAAACCCTGCCACACTTTGAACTTGATTTGCTTGTTGACATAGTCGTATAAACAAGAGTAGCTCATCTGCTGTGTCTTCAGTAGCGCATAAAGTGCTGTAGCCAATCCTTCACCTGTGGACTGTTTAGTCACGCTAGTGCCTAGTAGTGGTGAGTTCGCCTGTGCCTTAGTCAATAAAGGGATGTCGTCCATGTAGTTATCTACGATTGTTCTAGCCACCATTTCGATGTTGCCTGTATGCCTAAAGCGTGGATAAGTGATTTTATCATTCAGTTTGTATTCGTAAAAATAGCCAGACAATAAGATTAACTGTCCGCTAGACTTGCGTGCATACTCAAACTTTTGGATCATGCCTAACTCTGGCCGTGAACTGTTGAAAACGTACTCCGCACCTGTGACGTATTGGTCAGCCGGAATCTGGACCATGAATTGTCCTGGCTCGTAGTAGCGTCTAATCCACTGTAAATTGATGTAGTTAAAGTATTTGATAAGATTGAAATCTTTATCCAAGAATGCTAATTCCATCTATCCCTCCTGACTACATACCTAAGTAGCGCTTATTAAAATACACATAGACTGCCATGTTCGAGTCGCCTGTATCCGCTCCGAATGAAATGTTGCTATCACCAACATCCAAGCGAATGTCAGTGAATGACGATGTTCTATCGATGTGATGAATCCAGTTCTCACCATTCTTGGTGATTCGGTAGGATTCACAGTCGATGATTAGTAAATCACCACTCACGAAGTTACCGAGAACACGCACGTATGCGTCGTTCTTTTTAATGACTGGATTGCTGCAGCTGCCTTTGAAGTTAATTCTAATAACAGGCATAACCTCAGCATCTCCATCGTTGTTGATTGTGACTGTTTTCGAGAAGTTAAACGACTCAGCGACAATCTTAATCTTATTTGTCTGAATGTACGGGAATGCGAAGCGTGGAGTTATGGATGCGATATTCTGTCCGAAGTTATCCACCGATTTTAAGTGTGTATCTTCACAGTAAAACTTAACTGTCAACTTCATAGGCATGTGAATGTTCTGTGAAGGACAACTAAAGCCTTCAATCACTCCATCTATCCAGCGTGTTTCACCTTGATAAGTGATAACGATTCTATACTTCATCTTCGGTCTAAAAAACGAGATTGCCTCACGTCTTAGGACTGCATTTAACTTTGTTAATACTGTTTTGGCTTTGATTTGTATAGATCTATCGTCTATGCGCATTCCAGTTAAAAGAGCGCCATCTTTGACAGCACTCTTTTCTGAATAGACGCTTATTTTTGGATAGTCGATACCTTCTAGGCCGTCTGAAAGAATGCGCCACGCTGAGTCAGTTCCAAGTAGAAACTCTTTTCCGTCTTCACGTACGCATTTTACATTAACGATTCCACTCATTAGATACCACCTGCCAATCCAAACTGGAATGTGTTTTCTGCTTTTCTCATGATTGCATCTGGTGAAGTCTGAGTGTCGTAGAAGTTGAACGTTGTATTTCTATTCATTCCGCCACTCATGTTAGCGCTCATTGTTCCAAATGATGCAGAAACGTTAGCGCCGATTTCGTCTAGGTTCATAAGGTCTTCAGTTCCTTCTTCAAAGCCAGCCACACACATTTCACCGATGTACTTGAATACGCGTGATGGTGAGTGAATTCCGAGCACATTTTTGAAACCGTCAATGAATCCGTTTGCCAGGTCGCCCACCATACTAGCAAAGCCGCCCCATGCGTTTTTAATGCCGTTTTTAAGTCCGTTTACGATGTCTTTTCCGATAGACAACATTTTGTCTGGAATACCCTTAACCCCGTCTATAACGCTCGTTACGAGGCTACTAGCCGCGCTTGCTCCTTCGCTTGCTAGGTTCTTACCCCAGTTAAGGATTGAGTCGATAACCTTACCCAAGAAATCAGCCACATTCTGCGGAAGATTTACAAAGAAATCAATCACCCCAGCAACAAAGTCAGCACCTGCTTGAATTGCATTTGCGATCATGTTTGTAGCCCACTGCTTCACTTCTGAAATGACATTGATTAAGAAGTCAGCTACGTTCTTAGGTAGATTAGCGAAGAAGTCAAGCACGCCTGCCACAAAGTTTGTGCCGACTTCCTGCCCCTTCTCGATTAACTGTTCACCCCATAGGATGATTGTTGCGATAAATGTACCTAACGCAAGACCGATGTTGTACGGCAAGTTAACAAAGAAATCAATGATTGCCTGGACGAAGTCTGTTCCGACTTCTACCGCTTTAGCCGCTAGGTCTTTAGCCCATTGGCTGACTGAATCAATCACTCCAGTTAAGTAGCCTTTAAGTTTCTCTGGAAGTTCGCTGAACCACTTCACTACAGCTTTGAATGCATCTGGAATTGTCTTTGTGAAGAAGTCCTTTACTGCATCCCATGCTTTTATCACTGCGTTTCTAAAGTCCTCGTTCGTGTTCCATAGGATAGCGATTGCTGCTATTAGTCCTGCAATGGCTGCAACTATCAGAACTACAGGGTTTGCACTCATCGCTGCATTGAGTAGCCATTGTGCTACTGTTGCGCCTTCATTCGCGGCTTGGAAAGCCTTAAATGCAGCAGCTGCTCCCTGGATGGCCGATTGAATAGATAGAGCCACATTAAAAGTGATGATTGCTGCGGTTAGGCCACCTACGGCTGGCAGTACTTTGTCCATGTTCTCCCCTAAGAACTTGATCGCATCAGCAATTCCATTAAGAACTTCATTATCACCTGCCGCCTCTGAGATAAACTCACCGATTGATTCGACAATCTCACTTACTGTTCCTACGAAGTCGTCTTTAAAGGGCTGTAGTTGTGCTTCTATTCCTTTGCCTATCTGCTCTAGGATGTTCTTGCCAATCGTTTGGATCGTTGGCGCTAAGTTATCCCATGCAGTCTGTAGACTGGCTAGGAATGTCTGCATTGCTGCGTCTACGTCACCGTCTGGATCGCCCATTGCAGCTAGTAGGTTTTCGAATGATGCTTTGGCCGCATTCATCGAACCCTGGATTGTTGTTTGTGCTTCTGCTGCAGCTACTCCAGCCACACCCATGTTTTCTTGTACTAAGTGGATCGCATCGACAATGTCGGCATAGCTACTAATATCGAATTTTCGACCCATTGCTTCAGGCAAATCTTCGGCTGTTTTTAGCAGTCTTTTCATTTCTTCGTTCGTACCGCCAAATCCGAGCTTTAAGTTATCCAGCATGGTGTAGTTGCCTTTAGCAAAGCCTTGATATGCATTCTGCAGCGATTCTATGCTAGTGCCCATCTTTGCTGAGTTATCAGCCATGTCACTGATTGCGAGGTTTGCCTTTTCTGCAGCAGCCGCTACATCACCTTTGAGTGATTGCTTTAGAGCTGCGCCCATTGAGACAGCCTGCTCTGCGTAGGTATTCATCGAGATTCCCATCTTCTGGGCCTGTAACGCATAGGCTTTAGCGCTAGCACTTGCCTCTTGATAAATCGTATCTAATCCACCAAAGGATTGCTGAATGTTGCCGAAGGCGTTAATTGCCTCACTGCCTAGATTGCGTAAGCCGTCTACGGCCTGCGTCATCAGATTGCCGGCGAGTGTACCTAGTGCAGTAGATGCTGCACTTCCGATTCTTGTCAGGCCTGTGGTGACACCGTCAGAGTCTAGTTTCGTATTAAAGACTAATGTTCCATCACTCATTTTCGTCACCTCCAATCTCAAATTGTTTACTAAATTCTTCTAATTCTTGTTTTTCTTGTTCGGATAGTTCTCTTTGGATTTCCCATGCATCGCGTAGTTCCTCATATACATCTACATTTTTCCGAGTATCTTTCTTGTAGTTTCGCCACTTCATGACGTCGTCTAATTTCGTGCCATTTAAGCCCTTTAGAAGCGCCAGAAATTTCCACCAGTGTAATTCTTCAACTTCTATCAAATCTATTCCGTACTGCTGCATAAACGCGGCATAAATCAAATCTGAATCGATTTCATAGTCAAGTGTGATTACTTGGTCGTCTGACTGTCTGGTGTTTCTAGGCAAAGGGTTTTTAGGATTGGCAAACTCGAATAGGTCTTTTAGGTCTATTCGATACGGCATGTCATTCTTAAATAAAAAAGCAACGTCAAAGCCTTTCCCGTAGAGTAGGGCTTTATTTGCTTCGATGATGAATTTCATCCAAACTCGAAAATCCGTATAAATTGAAAAGTCCTTACCATGTATACGGATTGTATTAGGTAAGGACTTAGCGGTTAGATCAAGCATTATTTCTTAACTTTTGAGGCAGTATCCATCAGTTTACTGAGGGACTGTAACTTATCAAGCGGAATCTGGCTCAATGCTTCACTGCTCTTTTCTGCTTGATAATTCGCTAGTGGATTTTCGTATGCATCTCTAACTTTGAAGATTGCTAGCGTGATGTCGTTTAGATCCATCTCGTCTAGTTCTTCTGTTCCGAAGATTTCTTCGATAGCCTCTTGGCCCACCAGCTTTGCGATGAATTCAATCATCTTTTTATACTTCTCCCTGTTTGGAAGATTCGTTGCGTCGAGCTTGAAGATTGAATCCAAGTCCTCCCAGATTGCCATTGTTTTCTTTGGCAAATCGTAGCTTTTTCGATTAAAAATAACAGTGTATTGCATGCTTGCTTTCCTATCCTTTCAATTCTTTACGCGCCTGCCGTAAATGTAGGCTTGTTTGCTGTGATTGCTACTTTACCAGGAACGATTGGACCGAAGTGTAGCGCGAATGTAATCTTCTGTTCCACTGTGTTTAGTTCCTTGATTTCGATTGTGCATGCAGGGCAATCCCATGCATCGTATGGTGTCTTTGTTCCTGCGAAGACAAGTAAGAATTCCTTTTTAGCATCTTCACCTGTTGCACGCTTCTTAGCGAGTGAGTAGATGAAGTCAAATGCCGCGTCACCTTCATTAGTAACAAGCTCTTGATCCATTGAAGGAACGTAGCTAGTAAGTTCTGTAGTTGGTGATTCGTCTTCGATATAGTCACTTTCTTCTGTTTTAGCATTAAATGCTAAAGAGAAAATTGTTGATTTACCAATTCTGGCCCAGTTCTTTTCTGCTGTTGTGCTGGTATTGATGAATGGGATAAATTGGTGCTTTCTAAGTCTTGTAAGTGCCATTTATAAGCCCTCTCTTTCTCTTGTGTATGTTATTTCGATGGATAACTGATAAACCGTATCGGATGAGTCTGTACTCAACGGATAAGGACTTCCTGTAACGCTAATGTTAAGGATTTGTCTGTTTCCGTCGAGCGCTGGATACTCGTGCACGAATGGATAGTCATCAGCCCAGTAGGTTAACTTTTCTAATTGCTCGTCACTGTCTTTTCTATCGTCTTCTGACAGACTGTTTAGTCTTGCCAGAAGTTGATAGTACTCAGTGATTTCATAGCTGCTGTCTACGTGACTTACGATGTTACGCTGTGGGCTTTTGAACAGTCCATATTTATCACTTCCATCTGATACGTGGTTTGTGTCTACGACTATGCCGTCGTATTCTGCTAACCACTTACTGATTGCTTCTGAAATTGTCATCCGTTACCTCCTGTTATGCGCTTGATTCCGCGTAGGATTTTTTCTTTTCCGCCTTGAGCCTTCATGCGTTCGAACCAGTAGTTCCCACGCATAGGCGCATCCTGGAAGTCTGCTGGCATGTAGTACCAACGACGAGCGTATGGTGTGCGATAGCAAAGCTTGCCGCTGCCTATTTTCGTGTTGATAATTCCTGATTGAATTAAGGCTCCAGTATCCTTCGGGACGTATGGATCACATAGCCGAAGGCACTCGCTATCAATGAACTGTTGCACAGTTCCGCCTTCGTTGATTCCCCTGCTCTCTGCCACTTCTTTAGGCTTAATGTCTACAGACTTAAGGCTGAAGTGAAAAAGTTCACTCATCAGTAAATAACCACCTTTATGTTCTTCAGGTGATCTCTTTCAGAGTTGTCATTCACCGCACGGATGATTCCGCTCTTAGGATGTCGCTTTATCATGTCTGATAAGCGGCTCCCTTTGTCGTTTGTAGGGGTTTCTGCTACGTTTCCGAAGAAGATACCATCCTCTTCGGTGAACGTGCTTAAATCAAGCGAAAATGGCTCTTTAAACGTGACTGTAGTAGTCTTAACGGTCTGCAGCTTGCCGCCTTCCAGCTTCTTTTCGATTTTGTCAGACCATTGACAGCCTTTGACAACCGTACGCTTATAGCCTGCGGCCTGTTTTTGGAATACAGTGACCGTATCTGTGAAGACTGCCATTAGTATGCCCTCACTAGACCAGTGCCAGACAACCACTTACGGATGTTCTTGTGCAGTTCTTCCGTTGCCTGTGATTGTGTCTGTAGCACGTAGCTTTCACTGTATCCATCATTAGACACAGACGACACGCCCTGCCCTGCCTTTGCGCCAACTGTAGCGATATAGTTGATAACGTTGCAGATGCAGTCTAGCAGCTGCTCGTAGTAGATTTCGTTAGTTAGGTTTGGATTGTCTGCTACCCAGTTTGTGTAATGGATAACTCCCATAACATTACGAATTGCACACTCTGCTTGCTTTTCTGCTTTATCGAACTCATCTTCAGAAACAATGTCATGAAGGGAGCGATAACGCTCCCATGTTAGTAGGCTCATATGTTCCACTCCCTTCTGTTAATCTATTGATTAAACGTGCTTGCGAATACGCACTAAATTTTGGTTAGTAACCTTGAACGCAGAGTTCAATTCTACCTGTGCTTTGGATCCAGCGAAGTTCTCAGAGTCAACGATACGTGCAACTGAGAAGTTAGGGATGATTGATAGCGCTTCGTGGTTGTACATGATGAAGTCTACCTTTGCAAATGGTACAGTCTTCAATGCGTTAGCAGAGTCGTAGTACTTACCTTGCGCTTCAGCTAATGCAGAAACTTCGTACACAGTAAAGCCTAGCCACTTACCAATCTGGCCTGTAGCGTTTGTAAACTCGTTAGACTGTGGAACGAATTCAGAGCCTGCTTGCTCTAGGATTGCTGCGTAGAGTTCTGGAGAGCATAACATAACGTCAGCTGAACCCTTAGAAGCTACGATTTCCTTACGCGCAGCGATTACTGCCTGCTTAACAGTCTTAGCAGTGATTGCATCTGTTGCTGTAGCAGCCTTACCTTCATTGATTAGACATGCTAATGCTGAAATCGTCCAACCTTCAGAAACTTCTTCATTTGCAATCTTTAAAGATTCGTTTCCTAGCGGAGTAGCAACTGCTGCAGCCTGTACTCCATAAATCTTTTTTGACTTTTGATAGTTGTTGTTGAATACAATTGGAATCAACTCATCTCTCACGGCTTCATCTTGGAAGTCACGTCCAGGTGTTCCTACATCTACTGCTGTAGTGCCTAACTTGCGAACGAAGATTCCGCCCGCAGCACCTTCTTCATACTTAGATGTAAATGTTTTGCCATCCGCAAATGGTGACTTGTGATAAAGATTTGGTTCTAATGTTGATTTGTATTTTTCATCAACGTGAATCTGTCCATAAATAACTGCCATTTTAATTTCCTCTTTCTATCCCTTCTTGTAGTAAGGGTTATTTTTGTATTGCTCATCTAAATAGTTAGATGGCGCTGGTGGAGTCGAAATTCCACCGATTGGATTGAATGTACCTTGTGGTTGTGGCTGTTCTGTTGCAAATAAAAAGGCAGAGTCTTCGGCCTTCTGTAAGGCTTCTAGCGCTGTCTTAATGTCTTCGGCCTGATTCTTTGACTTCTTAAGCGTATCAATATCAAGATAAGCCTTAATTGCTTTGGCACTTTTGCCCTTTGAATTTGTGATACTTGAGTTAAGTAAATCATCAAAATCGCGGTCTGCTAATCTCTGCGCAAACTCTACGTCCTTTTGCGAAAGTTGGCCCTTAAGGTCTTCAATCGTTTGAGTTAATGCTGTTGGATCTACATCCTTGAATTTATCCAGGGAAGCAGTCAACGTCTTAACTTTTTCGTCCGATGCATCCAACTTTTCTTTTTGTTTGTTGTAGTCTGCTATCGGCTTGTAGTTCGCCTTCATTTCTGTTTCAACGGTTGCTAGCTGTTCGTCTGTAACAGTTATTCCAGCTTGTTTTAGAATCTCTTTAAAATCTTTCATTTCTTCCTCCTTAAATGTCTTCTATACCGCGCTTTCCGCGGTGTGGGATATATGAAAAAGACACCTCGAATGAAGTGTCTTAATCAACTTAACTAAAAAAGCACCCTATTTAGAGTGCTGTATTGGATTAATTAATTTTTTGAAGAACTGGCCTTTTGCTCTTCGGCTTCAAGTCGTCTCAATTCCTCGTCAATCAATCTAATATATTCTTCAGGTGTTAATTCTTTACCATCAAGCATATTGTCAATTCCTTTCTATGCCTAAATTGTACGACTGTTTTAAGAATTTTTCAACAACTGCATCGTAGTCCGCCCCTTTTTCCTTCATGACTTTTCTCATTAAGGCATATGCACCCGAACGGTTATATCCATCATTTTTGTTCATATACCAAACATTTCCTTTATTAGTTACGATAGTCATTGTCTTGATACTATCGTACTGTAAGAAGAACCATATATCACGCATAGAAAAATAAGAGAGACCAGGATGGTTATGTAATAATTCTAAGCTTTGCGGTTCTGATGTCCTAAGCAAATGGTACATGTCTGTATTCGCCTCCACATTTATAGAATCCATATCACCTGCCATATAGGAAGTCTGTATAGCCTTGTTGACAGAAATAATTTGAGCCACCTCGTTACTATTGTTATGAATCATAGAGAATTTAAGTAACTCACGGTGGGCTTGTGCTAGCATTTCAGCTTGTTCGTCAGTCATGTAGTTAGGTCGCACGTGCTTTACCTTCTGAATTGCTACATCAGTTATAAGGACCTTATTGCCTTTCTTGTGCTGACTGAGTTCATTAAGCATATTTTGCCACTTGCTTCTCTCACCGCCAACCAATAGTCGGTTTTCTTTAGGCTTGAGATTCATTGCTTCACTAAATCGCATGTACTCAGCCTTATTTGCACGTATCTGTGCAGCAATTTGATTACGGTCGACACTTTCATCGGCCACATACTTTTCACGCTTTAATGCTCTTATTTCGCGTTCCATAGCACGCATCTGTTGCGTCGCTTCGTAGCGTGTGTAGGTTCTGCCTTTGTACTCTACTGGATCAGGCTCTTTCAGCGGTTCAGGTATCTCGCTGATTCCTTCCCAGAATGGATAGAACATGTGCGTACAGTTTGGTCCTTGTAACCCTTCAGGCCTACCATACGCACAACCTTCACCGAGTGGAGCGTGGATGTCTGGGTATTTTTTAGATTTACCAGACATAGAGAACACTTTGTTTTGAAAGCCAGCATGTGTATCTCTGCTACCCATGTGTTGGCTGATAATCACCAAGTCCTGCCCTGTTGTCTTGCAGTTTGCTTCCGTTATCTTTCCCGCAAGCTGAGCGGTAGATGTGCGCACGATCATGCGTACGGCCGTATCGACCTGATAGGTTCTGCCGCTCGCATAGTCCACCGTTCGGAGTCCGCTTCTTGTAAACTCTTTTATCACATCATCGCATGCTTGCCTATAACTGTACGTGCCAGTAGACACCTTCAGCAGCGCTAGATCCAGCGACCTTTGATATGCTTCGGCAGTTTCGACAGTGCCTAATAGTGGACTCTTGAATGCGGTCGTTCCACTGATGTTCTTTAGGTCGTTTTTAGCTTGTGCCTTAAATCCATCAGTGATTTGCTTCATAGAGTTCGGTTGCTTTAAATTCACACCGCTTTGCTCCCACATTGAAAGGTCTTCGTTGAAGGCCATCTCGCCCGCTTCACCTATCAGCTTATCTCCAGCCTCTTTAGCCGCTTTGACCGTTTCCGCTATCTTCTGCTTCACCTCTTGCTTGTATGCATAAGTGTTCTCTGCGACCATGCGTCTGTATTCTGGGGTTGCGTTCAGTTTCTTCATGACTTCCGCGTGGATTTCTGCAGCGCTGTACCCGTTCTCACGCATTGACTTGGCCATAATCTCAGCGGTCTCGGTTAGTCGTTCTGTCTTTCTGACTCTACGTGCGATGTCCTGTAGCACCTCACGCTCCAGCTCCTGGCATAGACCAACTAAGTACTTATCACCCAACATTTCAATCTGTTCCTCAGATAGCATAGGCTAGTCCTCTAGGTCTGTATTGTCGTCCTGTGTTGTTGTACTTAGGTACTTGACCGCTTCCTCATGTTCACAGTTGAGTCGCTTCATGATGTACTGAATCTTGAATTCCAATACATCCGGAAAACTCAGCGCATCGTTGCGCCAGCCATCTAGCTCTGTTGCCTTATCAGTAACGTAGCTATCGTCGAACTCCACTAGGATTTCTTCGTCTGTTGACCAAGCTGACTCACCACTGAATGTATTGTGGAACCAGATTAACGCGTGTACTAAATCGGTGATGTAGTCGACTGATTCTGTGCGTTGCTTATTCAGCTCTTGCATTGAGTCTTGGCGCTGGCCTACGTATTCTGTGGCTGTCTTGATTTCACCACTTTCAAGCTGGTATTTCTTGGAGCCATAACCGAAAGACAGAGATAAAAGACTTAGGCACAGATTAAATACTTCCTTGATTTGTGCTGTTCTAATTTCCGGATTGTACTCGTAGATGAGTTCCTTCTGGTCTGGCAACCTTTCACCCAGCAAGATAAAGAGTTTCTTCTGTTCTTGCGTTAGGTAACTATTGCCTTTTTGGTCCTTCTGCATGCTTGCCATGATTTCGTTGATGAATAAAAGTTTCTGGCCCTTATCCAAATCACCGAATAGCACCGAATAGCATAGGTCGATTGTCTTCAAGAACGGAATAGCAGTGTAAAGTTTTGGATAGCCGTAGCCCTGCATGCCATCGAAGTTATTAACTTCAGCGGTTCTCATGATTGCAAACGGCTTAACCTCACCGAGCTGCAGCATTGTAGCCTTATCCGTTAACTCGCTGTCAGCATTGAAGTAGTACGATTCTGCTGTGTACTTGTCTTCTGTCTTTCTGAAGACTACCAGTGTTGTTAACTGTTCACCGTTTAAGTAGCCACTACCTAAGAACGCACAATCAATTATTTCATCGTTCTCGACTCTAATCGGCACGATGCAATTAGAGGACACATAGTTGATCTGAATGTCACCGCCTCGCACTTTTCCGTCATCGTAGATTTCAGCGCCTTCTAGTCTTACGTATGCACCGACTGTACCTGTTGCGGCCATTTCCTCTAGCTGCTTTCTGTACATCTTGCTGAACTTATTTGCTCGTAAGAGTTCCAGCACGCCTTCAAACTTTGCTTCGCTTTCGCCAGCGTTAACTTCTACAATTTCGCAAAGGTTAGCATTGTCAGCACAAAGGCGCTTCGCAAAGCCCAACTGTGCAACTTCTACGTTTACACCGTTCAGATTTGTTCGCGTGTGGAAACCATCCACGTCGTTATTTGAGTACCAGTCGTAGCAATTCTTAATTACATTTGCTGCTCGCTGGTTGTACTGTATTCCTAGCTCTTTCAATTTCTGAAAGGCTGGTGATTGCAATTCCGCTTTATCCATTCATTACCTCCTTACCTTCTAAGGTCTATAAATTCTATGAAATCTAAAAAGGTATAACACAGAGCATCATACCAGTCGTTACAGTTGTTTATGTTCTTATCTTCTGGGATGTCTTTTTTCTTTTCATCCCATACTAGGCTACTTAGAGCCTTTAATACATCAGTGCATTCAGCGCTAAACTTAAGCCGTCCAGACGTCAGAAGCATGTCAACGAAACGCGGACGGTCTTTTATTTCGTTCTTTCTGCATCCCTTGATGTTTCGTGCGTTAAGCCCGTTCTTGATTGCTGCAGCTCTTAGGCTGTTGATCATGGTCGTGCTAGCGCTATCAGGAAATATCCAATCCACTCGACCATATTTCTCAATGGCCAGTTTGTAGAACGCTATAAACGCGTCACAGATTTCCTCACTGCCAATCGTTGACGTTAGCGGCAGCCCATATTCTTCGAGAACTTTGAACTCCTTATAGCCATTCATGTAGCCCGTTAAAACGAACGTTGTTTTGGACCCGTTGCCTCCGAAGTCGATTCCCATGACAAGTTTGCTGAATGCCCACTCGCCTTCTGTGTAAATGTACTTGCTTGGCTCTTCTGCTAAGTAAGGGAACAGTAATCCTTCCGCTAGCACCCATAGTCCTTCAATGTAGCGCTTGTAGAAAACACCAGAGTATTGATGCTCATATCTCAGTCGGATGCGCTCAGAAAGGCTTAAATTGTCCTTCATCGTGAAATGCAAATAAAGAACATTCTTTTCGTCTGCCTTATCTATCCAGTTCTTTTTGAACCAGTGATCAGGGCCTTCTGGGTTACAGTTGAACCAGAACTTCGAACCGTCAACAGAGCATCGTGCTGTCGCTTGATTCACAAATGATTCAGGCATCAGTCCGACTTCATCAAAAAAAGCACCTGCAGCTGTAATACCCTGTACTAGGTCCTGCGATGCTTCGTCTTTTCCGCCAAATACGTAGTAGTAGTTTGTGATTCCGCCTTTGCTAATTTCGAGCAAGTTTTCGCTTCGTTTATCTTCGTAGCTGTAACCTCTGCCCACTAGCATGCGTTTTAAAGGCCCCAGAACGTTACGTCTGAATGAACCGATTGTTTTACCGGACATGATAAAGTTCTCGCCTGTAAACGATGTTTGCGCCCATATAACGAAGGACAGAGACATGCCGACAGTCTTTCCTGCTCTGATGGAACCATCGGCAATGATTCCGTCATAGTCGTTGACTGGTGACTCATCCATCCACCAGTTTAGAATCTGACGTTGCTTCCGGCTGAAAGGTCTGAATTTAAACGTACTAGCTTGTTTCATCCCAGTCGTCTTTAATTGTTCCCTTTAGTGCCTCTAGGAAGCCGTCATCCTGTATTGTTACTGTCTGTTGCTGCTCAATCTTATCGCGCCATTCAGCCGGCTTACGATTCTTGAGCCAAAAGATTTGAGCAGTTGTATCAGGTGCTACTTCTTTCGTTACACGTTTGACTTCTACACCGCATTCATAGGTTACTTCGTCATACTTGTAGCCCATAGCTCGTTTGAACAAAGCATTCTCTACTTCGCGGTCCACAATCTCTTTTGTCTTTTTTAATGTGTCCGCAATGTCCGAGTATTTATTTTTCCACTCACTCAGCGTACTTCTTGAGATTCCCATATTGTGGGCTATCTGTTCATCGGATAAACCATCACGCGCCCAGCCTTGTAGCTTTATCAGCCCATCGCCTGTTAGCCAGTCTTTGTATTTACCTCGTGACACACCTGATCAACTCCTTTCTAATCGTCATACACACATTGGAAACTATCAGCCGGAAAGCTAGTACATGGAAAGATTAAACACAAAAGGAGTACTCATATGAATTGAATAGTTTTAGGGTGATTTCAAATTAAGCTGATAGCTTCGAATGTGCATACGAAAAAAACCACAAGCCTTTCTGCTCATGGTTTTCGCCTACGCCCATTATAACATCAAATTTCAACAGACATGTCTTTATTTTATAAATTATACAAATCAAATTTATTATCACTCGAACATTGCTCATAATCATCGTATATTTCAGTTGCAAGTAGATGATTCGGATCCAATAACATAATCTCCGCCTTCTTTTTTTCTTTTTCAACCAGCAAGACAAATCTTAGTTTAGATTTAGTGTTAGAAATTTTACATTTTATAAGTTTTGTTTCATCATAGCAACAATTGTAACCATCTCTAAAAATCTTAATAAAGCGACTTCTTTTTTCATTTGTTGTTTTATTTGAATCATCCAAATAACCAATTTCAAATCCCAACTCATCTAATTTACATTTGCATGGTGTTATATCTTCAATAAGCTTATAAATATCCACATTTTCAGGATTTCTTCTACTATTTGATTTAACATAATTGTTGAATTTCTGTTCCTTAAAATCTATACTGTGATGTTTTTTGAAAACAACATCGTATTCTTCACCAGCCCCTAATGTACGATGTGACAATGCATTTTCAACCGAAAGCGTATTATTCGTATGAAGCGAATAAGGCACATTCAATTGTGCCTTATTGTTTTCATTACTAGGTTTTTCCTTAGATTTTCTATTAGGAAATTGATACTTATGAGATTTTTTTACCATATTCTTCAATTATCTCCTCTGAAGGTATTTCAGAGCTATGATAAAAATCGTTTTTATCATAATGGTTCTTCCAACATAAGTCTTCATGTGATAAATCAACTAAACTAAAATCACCAGTATTTAAAATCCTATCCAAATAATCCGCAAAGAAAAGTTCAACCGTCTCATTCATTTTTTCTCTAAATCTAATAGCTTCATTGGCATTAAAATGTTTTCCGGCTTCAGTTTTAAAAGAATCATAAACTTGACGATCAACAGGCCCATAAGCCCATGCCTCAAAATTTGCATTAAATAAATTAGGTGATAAATTTTCAAATAGATACTCAGCTTCAGATTTTTTTGACATTTTTACAAACTTTGCCCAAAATGCGAATAAAAAATATAAAGCCTTTTGTAATTTTATAGGGGTAATTGGCTTGTTGTATTTTTGGCAATGATAATATTTTAAATAATTCACTAATTCAGTCTTATCTAAAATATATTTCTCCATCCTTTCGTTTCCCATATGTTAGTCCTCCTAAGACAACCATATCATATCACATTCTTGAAAATCTGCTTAAAACAAGTTCAATTTGCTTATTTACGCTGTCCTTATTGCTACACATCACTACAGCCAACTCTCTTAGTGTCTTTTTGTACTTGTATCGTTGCTCAAGTAGCTGCAGGTCTTCTTCATCTAACTTGTTCAGCTTCACCTGCACACGACTAATCAAGTAAAGCAGGTCTTGCTTTTGCTTTATAAGTTGGTCCTGCTCCTGGAATAACTCCAGCATGTTAATGTCGCTGTAGATCCTAGTGCCCTTCTGGTACTTTGCTTCCTCCGGACTCATAATTTTAGGACTCCCAATCGAAGTTAACTGTGCATCAATCTCAGCAATACGCTCATTGACCTCTTCAAGTTGTTTCTTGTATTCGTAGTGATTGCGTAGCTCACGGTCAATCACTTGCAAATCTTCTCTGTATGAATCTTCGTAGTTCACCTTTGCCCTCCTAAATGTCATAGTGCATAATCTTCTCTACTATCCGCTTGAACTTCTGTTCCATAAGAAATAGATCAAAGCTATTAAAATCTGTGTGTTGATTGTTTCTAAGTGCTTTCTTGGTTGCTTCGATTTTCTCGTATAGCTCTCAACCTTGTTCTTTTAATCGGTCACGTTCTGCATCTTTTTTAAAAATCATCTGTCATTTCCTCCTGCCACATTTACAGCGGCAACTACAACCAAGCAAAGAAAGTATCCTGCTATAAAGCAGATGGCTCCTGTTAAAAACATTATTCTTCGTTCTCCTTAAACTGAATAGATGTTGCTTCAACTTCCATCAACTCTCCTTTTTTACCTTCAATAATTGCAACTGGATAGGCGATTACACCGCCGCTATGTCCACCCACTAATGGTGATGGAGGAATTACATCACTTTTTTGATAAAAGCCATGAAATGTATATGCTTCTTTTCTAAATATACATTTTCTATTTTTGTTATTGATTTCCATATTCTTCACTCCAATCTAGCGCTTGTCCGCATGAAGCACAGTACAGTTGTCCTTCAAGCACAACTTCATTTCTGTTTCTTAATTTCCGTAGCTCGCCTTTACAGTTTGGACAGTATCCCTGCCGAACTACCGGTGTACTTTGATTGATAGGCTTTTTAGGTGTAGCCTTATCGACTAATTCTTGTAAGGCTTCAGATGATTTAAATAGAGTCACTTTTTCTTTCGATGTCTGCACGTAGTGTCTCAAATAGTTTTCGTATGCACTTTCTTTTAAAAATCCTAACGCTTCTTTATATTTGTTCATAACCCCAGTTCCTCTAATGTGTAAGGTTCGCTCAATTCCATCCCCTTGTACATTGTGCCTTTTTCGAAGCATGGAAATGAAATAACTCCATTTTCCAAACTAATTTCTAAATATTCTCTTTTGTCTATTTCCAAACATATTTTATAAACGTATTCCACTTTTTCTCTAAACGGCTTTATCACCGCTGATAAATAAGCCTTTTCAACATCATCAAGAATTGGTGGCTTATATTCTGCTTCTAACCATGAAAGAAATAGACTTAAATGCGCTCTATTTAATAGAATCGGCTTTTCAAATACCACATTTGTTCCATCTAAAATCTTGAACACCTGTGATGGATTATTTTCACCTTCAATTTTGAATGTTAATTTCGTCAAATCATACTTGTCTTTGTTCTTCATAATCCTAACTCCTTTAAAGCAACAAAGCTTTCAATTTCTTCTTCTATGCATGTTTCAGTAGTATCATCATTAAAATGACCGTATGACCAACGAGCTGTAATACATAAGCCATTTTTCAGAAGTAATAAATATCCATCATTCTCAACAAATGGGAACGGTTGTAATTTTGATTTTTGTTCTTCAATTATTTTCTTCATAAGTTTTTCTTATCCTTTCGCCTATTTCTTTTGCTATTGGTACGGATAGCCCGTCACCAGCTGCTTTGTATATTTGACTGTCTGATATACCGGCTTGAATTAATTTGTCTGTGTATTCATCGGGTACACCTTGCAATCTCATGCATTCTTTTGGTGTAAGTTTTCGTATGACGTATTCTTCGCCATCTTGAATAAATACACCATGTATATCTTGCTTTGTTAGAGTAAACATCGGCTCACCATCTTCTTTGAATCGTCTGCCATTTTGTCTTTTATCTACTCTATCTGGTGTAATGCATGCTTTGACAATTACACCTTGATTGCATGATCTATCTAGTGTTTGTGCGACTTCTTTGCCAACTCTGCCCCTACGTGTTGTTGAGTTAGGGAAAGCCAGGTTGATTGAATCGCCAACCGTTGCTTTCTCGTACCCCCCCCATCGTTGCAGATTTAACTAACACATGTGGCTCTCTTCCGCCACCTTGCATTGTGTTTAGACAAGGTGATAGCCCTTGTTCGTCATACACTCTATATGTACTTGGATTTTCCCTTTTATCGCTTTCAACTCTTCCGATTTGCACAATTTTCGGTTCTTTGTAATCTGTGGCAGTAAGACAACCCATTAGCCCATCGTCACCATAAATGTATTTTCGTTGTTGTATCTTTTTTTCTGGGTTAGTAGAACCAACAACATTTATCTTTGTATTACTATCTTTTCCATTTGTGCTTGTGATAGGTAATATTTGCTTGCTACCACACTTTCTAAGATGTCCGATAGTGTACACTCTTTCCCTATTCTGCGGGACTCCAAAATCTTTTGAGTTGAGAGTCTGCCATTCGATGTCATACCCCAATCCATCCATTGCAAGAAGTATGGATAAGAAGTCGTATCCGTTGTTGCTTGATAGCATTCCCTTAACGTTTTCATAGACCAGCCATTCGGGTTTATCTTCTGCTTTTTCTTCGATGAGCCTAAAGACTTCACCGACAAGGCTTGATCTATCCCCCCCCAGTCCTTTTCTAAGTCCTGCGAGTGAGAAGTCTTGGCAGGGTGCTCCGAAGAACCAAACATCACATCTTGGAATGTCAGTTGCTCGTACGTCTCTAATGTCGCACCCTTCTGGTATGTTTCCATGTATGATTTCATATTCCTTTCTTTTGTGTTTATCAAACTCGCAAGTGTACACGCATTTGAAACCGACTTGTTCCATTCCCATGCGTGCCATTCCTACACCTGCAAATAGGTCAATAAATGTTAAATCCATGTGCTTTGTCCCACACTTTCTCTATTTCCGCATCTGTTAGTGGTTCGTTGTCCGCATAAGTATTCCACCACTCGATTAGTTCTTCTTTCGTATTGACGTCATACATTGCAATCAACACTGCACAGCTCATCAGAATTTCTCTTCTTGTTCTCTTTTGTGTTTCTATCTGCAGTATTGATTTATCGTGCATCTCTTGCACAGTTTGTTTCCACATATACTCAGGCATTGCCATGACTTTTGATTTTAATTGTGCAGCTGTAGGAGGATAATTTGAGTTAGTGCTCTTGAAGTAACTATCTAACGCTCCTGCTGCAGCAATCTGATCAACATCTGCAAGTGTGACTACAAAAGAGTTAAAGATATCAATAATTTCCTTTTTTGTTTTTCTTGCGTAATACTCTGGATATCTCAATCGCAAAGTTTTTAGTAGATTTCTTACTTGTGATTTTTCCAATTTCTGAAAATCCTCCTAATATAGATAAAAGTTGCATCTTTCGTCAGCACACACTATTTATATTTCTTATATATGTATGCACTACTTATATATCTATATTTCTTATTATTCTTATACTTCTTTATATTCTTATCTTTCTTATATTCTTATATTGCTGTCACTTGCCTGTCACTTGCCTGTCACTTGCCTGTCAGATAGTCTGTCAGATAGTCTGTCACTCTGCGTATCTGTTGCTTGATATTTAGCGTAATTTACTATCGTTATAAGCCTTCCACACACTGTCAGTTCGTCTGTCACTTCCCCTGTCGATTTTAGGTGATTTAGTGCAGTGCGTACATTCCTGCATGTTAAACCAGTATTTCTCGATAGCGATGGCAAAGATTCAAGAACTTGCCCCTTTTTGATTTTGATTGTCTTGAATTCTTGTTCTTCATCCAACCAGCTAGCGCGTAACAACAGATAGTGCCACAAGTGCGCTGTATTAGGGTCTTTAAACCATCGCCAGTTCAGCAGCGAACGATGTTCCTTAATCCATCCACTATCATTTCTACTCATGCTTCACCTCTCAGAATGGTAAATCATCAGAACTTACATCTACATTAGGAAGATAATCAAAGTCTGACATTTGCTGTGGCTTTAGTTCCTGTGTTACTTGTGGTTCATATGATGCTTGTTCTTGAGATTGTACTGTTTGCTTACTGTGCAATAAGTTAACTGAGTTTGCTAATACTTCTGTTACATACACCATCTGACCATCACGATCATAGCTACGTGTCTGTAGTCTTCCTTCAACTCCGACAGTATCTCCTTTATGTGCATATGAGGATAAGAAATCTGCACTTCCTCTCCATGCTACACAGTTAATAAAGTCTGCTGATTGCTCGTTATTGTTCTTCTGCGCTTGCGATAATCGTCTATCGCACGCAACTGTGAACGATGCAACGGATAATCCGCTTTGTGTTTTTCTGAGTTCAACATCCTTAGTTAGTCTACCGACCAAAACCACACTGTTGATCATTTGCAATTCTCCTTATTTATTTCTGACAATCTCACTACAACTCTAGGATTGTCATCATATGCTTTGTATACATACAACTCAGTTACCTGCTTATCATCCAAGAATGCTAAGCCATTCAAGCTATCGAGAATAATCTTTGCAATGTTATCGGAATCAGGTTTAACAGTTGGCAGTAGCTTGCATGCAATCGCATCACGCTGTTTTTGTTTTGAGAATGATTTTGGGATTGGAAAGTATGCAAGTATCTGAACTTTTAATGCTGTTTCAGTTGGCTCATATCCAATCGGCAATGATTCCTGTGTACAGAATCTAACTTTTTGCTCATAATCTGCAGTATCTTTTGGGGTATAAGTGAAACCACGCTTTGTAAAACGTGGTCTCCCTTTTCCCTTTGGCTCACCAGGAATGGTAATGATGATATCATTCATGGATTTCACCTGTTTCATAATCGCTGATTGTAAATTGTCCTTCTGGTGCATCGCTTGTTGGAGTACGATCAAACGGTGCGGGCTGTGGTATAATTTTCCAATCTATTTTTAATTGTTGCTGTGATCTATAAGTTAGTTGTAATTCGATTTTTAATTTTCGTGGTGCATAAGGGTCTTTATATTCAGATTTTGTGTCTTCTGTTAAGTCTTGTATAGCGTTATCAAGAATATTATTAATTTCAGATTGATTTGCTGATATTAAATCGTAAAATGTGACATTATCAACTTTCTTGTTAATTGTTATCATTATTCGTTATCTCCTTCTTTAATTTCTCCGGTTTCTGCATCAATCACCGTATCAAAGTGGATTGCATCTTCTTCATCCGTATTATTAATTGAAGGTTGTACAGTCATGTCATTTTCATATGCTGTCTGCATATCAATAGACATAATTCCCCACTTAGAAATTAGTTGTCTTAACATTGTTTTTTGAGCCATACCATCGAAGTCCTTTTCCCAAAATGTGTACCCTTTATGAGCTCTATATCCCATACTGTATTTTTCAGCATGTGCTACCATCTTCTCTTTTGACCAATAAATAGATTTTTTGAATCCGTTGATGAGTTCTAATGTTGCATAATATCCGATTGTAGGTGCCTTTTCTCTTGCAACTTCATCGCTAATTAGTTCTACCTTGATTTCTTCATCAAGTGCGTTATAACTAACTAATTCACCTTCCTTAATAGGTAATACGTTAATGCGTTTGTACTGACCGGATCTGATTGCTAGCTGCAACATTCCTTTATAACCAAGTTGGAACGTAGCTACCTTACCTTTATTTTTATCGGTAAACGGTACCATGTAATACTGTCCTAATTGTGGTGAAGGTGATAACTTTAAGCTTTCACCGAGTAATGCTGCGCTAATGATTGACATTCCGTCACACTCTCTTAACTGAGCATTTGTACTAACCGCACTAATAAGTGAAGATGTGAATGTCTTTGTCTTCATTGCATCTCCAAGCGTTCCAGATAAACTATGCTGCACTGCATCAGATTTTAATAATGCACTGAATTGTAATTTCTTTGAGTTTGCTACTGCATTCGTTGTTTTATTTGTGAAGGGTACTGTTGGTGTAACTGCCTGCTTAATTTCTGTCATAGTGTTTTCTCCTTAATTTTTGTAATTTTGAATACTCTTGATTGAGTTGTTTTTAAATATTTTTGGTAAATTTCCGGATGCTCACTTTCTAATCGTTTGGCATCGATTGATGATCTATTTTGCGTTTTCCACGAGACTTTGTACGCGGCTGTAAATCCGCCTTCGTGCTCGCCAATCTCTGCTTTAATTTTGTTCTGATACTCAGATTTAATTTTGTTCAGAGCATCTATCTGTACATCTACATCTTGAATGGATTGTAAGCATTGTGTGACTGTGCTGGAGTAGCTTAGATCAATCACATCTTGTGTATCATTTTGGTATCGTTTCTGAAGCGCGTTAGATGTACTTTCTGAGCCATCTATATCTGGGGCAGTATTATTTACCACCAAATCCCAAAACGCTCGTTCTGCACTTAATAACGCGTCTATATGCTCCTCATTTCGGTCAATCTGTAGGATATGGAATTGTGTATTATCTTTTTTAACTGCGATATACCATTTCTCACACCCTGTCAGCATCATGTAATGCATGCATTGCCAGTAATATTGTGGCGGTATCTCTCCATCCTGATATGCTGTCTTATTCCAGGCGGATGTTGTCTTACACTCCAAACCAGCATTTTCTCCAACGACCATGCGATCAACATGCCCTGCTAAGAACGGATATTCTTTACATAGGTATGTCATGTTAGAACGTCGTACAGATTTACCTGTTTCTAAACAGAATCGTTTAGCTACGATTTCCTCTTCTTCTGTGCCAAACCAAACCTGTAGCTTATCGCTAATATCATCCGGTTCTAGTTGTCCTGTTTTCTCTAGCCATAATTCATATTGAGATTTCCACGGATTGACATTCATGATTGTTCCTGCATCACTGCCGCCGATGAACTTATGTCTATCTTTTGCTGGATCTCCGCTAAATGGCTTTTTATAAAGTGTTAATTTCTCCATTTGATTTCCTCGTATTTCTTATTCCAATTGAGTTGTGCATTCTCCATTGCTTCATCAAACATCTCTTCGTATTTATCTTCTTCAGATGTGATAAATGATGGGAAATCTTCTTCTATAATCACTAGATCACTCTTCATTTTCTGTATCATCTTCTTTTTCCTCTATATCCTCCGATGAGCAAAATGGGCATACTGGATAAGTCCGATAAGAATAATCGTGATATCCCTTTTTCCATTTCATATCGTCATCTGCAAATATTCTGTGACAGTGTTCGCAATACATTTCCATTAGTCGATACCTAGAACGAACGTGATGACCTTCATGAACAGAGCTGCGTAAAAAATACAAATACCTAATTTGAATGCTTTATCGCTAAATTTAATTGTTTTCATTGTTCCTACCTTCCTAAATAGTGTTAAAATGGTAGTGACATTTTGCCGATGTCACTTAAGCGCTGGTTCCTGTTAAGACTGCGCTTTTTTGTTTGCTTCTCGTAGTTCTAAATCTTTAAGCAGTGCCTCTCGAGAGATATGCAGAGCTTTTAGCAAGTTGTCCTTTTGAATCATGTTTGGCCATACATCGTAGTCACCAAGCTTTTCTTTTTCAACGTTCTTAACTTGCTTGAATAAGGCTCTTGCTGGTTCTCGTGTCATACCCAGCAGGATCTGTACATCTGTGATGTTCAGATACGTTTTAGCTATAACTTCTTGTGGTGTTGCTGTTGTTTTCATTGCGGCTCCTTTCTAACTTCCAAGAAATTTGTTGATGAAGTACTGCTGTCCTTTGCCAGTCACTTTTACTGTCTTCGTAGTGATGTTTACGCCATTTCCATCAATATGTGTACTTTCTTTAATTTCAAATATTCCTTGTTCAACATATCTCTGTTGTGGCATATTCCAATCAGCGCCTTTACGACTGCTTAGAAAGCCTTCATTTCTTAATTTCTCGAACAATCTATTCTGTCCAATTTGATAACCATTCTGTGTAAGTATCTTGGCTAGTTGTCCGATTAAGATTGATGTTTTTGAACTTGCTACCGCATCTGCAAACAGTGCTTTAGGCTTCATTTCTTGAATAATGATTTCCTTTTGCTTTAACTGCTCACCTGCTTGTAGAAGCAAATCCGCTAACGATTGTGGATTGTGGGTGATGTCATATGCTTTCTCATCCGTTAGATATGCACCGTTTTTTCTAATTGCTGGTAATACTTCAGATGTGACCCACTTTCTAAATTCCTTTGCATTAGGCTTATCGCTTCTTAGAATGACAGCGTATAGTCCGCTTTCTGTGATTACGGTAGCTTCACCTTGACGCCCTAAGTTAAACTTAGCCCGCTCATCATCTTCTAATCGATTAGCTACTACTGTTGGATTACTGAGTTCTAAGACGTCGCATACGTCTTTCAATACCCAATATGATTGATTGTTTAGTTGTACTGTTCGTACTAGCTGATTTTTGAAATTGAATGTTTGTAAATTGTTCATGTATACTCCTTTCTTTGATATAATTTGGCTAAATAGTGAGGTGGCTAAAATGTTTAAAAACGACCATTATATTTATGGTTATAACAATGATGGAAAAGACGTTGAAATTACGTATCCAGAAATGTGCCCAGTATGTCATACCCGTGTTAGACCAAATTTTGTTTATGGTCATATGGATGATTCAAGCGACCAATATTTTTCCGTTCTCTTTTCATGCTCATGTGGAAACATTTTCATGAGTAAATATCGACTCGGTGAGTCCTATTACGGAAAATACAGTTCAAGATATGTAACTTCTATTCCAAATGGTTTTGAAGGCGAACAATTTAATGAGCGCATAAATGCCGTTTCAAAGGATTTTGTTGAAGTTTATAACCAATCTTTAGAAGCTGAATCACTTGGATTAAAAGCCATATGTGGTGCAGGCTATCGTAAGGCTATCGAGTATCTTGTTAAGTCCTATTGCTCACTATTAGATTCCGAAAATGAAGAACAAATTTGGAATGAGAGTTTAGGAGCAACCATCAATCGTATTGAAGATAAACGAATGCGTGCACTTTATTTTGCTACTAAAGAAATTGGCAACGATCAAACACATACGGTAATTAAACTTTCTGAGGGAATACCTGAAATGAAAGAATATATTCAAGCGCTAGTTGCTTATATAAATTTCGTAGGTCTTTCAAATATTGCAGCCAATAATTATCCTCGTGGAAAATAACGGTTTAATAGTTCTTTTTCAGCTTTATCGTCATGATGAAGCTTTTTAATTTCATCTCTTAATTCAGCAATTTCAATTCTCAAAGCTGTTACATCTGTAATCAATTTATCTAAAGCTACCATTTCTAATTGATTCATACTTCCTCCTTTCTAAACTTAGTTTAGTTATTCAACAATTTGTTGAATTGCATCCGAAAAAAATATTGCTGATTGGAATATTTAAGATTTTACATAGCAGTTCTGCATCTTTAATTTGCATTGTTGATGGATTGGTTTCCCAAGATGATATAGTCGAACGATGGACACCCATTTTATTTGCAAGTTCTTCTTGGGTTAATCCAGCATTTACTCGAGCTGCCTTAACAGTTATCTTTCCCATTTTCTATCAGTTCTCCTTTCCTTGTGTCTAGATTATAATTCAACGTTTTGTTGATTGCAATACTATTTCTGCATTTTGTTGATTTTTTTCAGCATTGTATATAAAATTGAATTGTAAAAACGTTGAATGGAGCCTAATATGAAAATTACAATTGGAGAAAACATTAAAAAACTACGTGAAAGTAGAAAATTAAAGCAAGAGCAATTAGGAAATCACATCGGTGTTGGAGGTGCAACAATCTCATCATGGGAAACTGGTAGAACTGAGCCAAATATGGGCTATACTCAAGCACTTGCAGATTTATTTGGTATCAGTACGGATGAATTAATATATGGAAAAAAAGATATCCTCACCGAAATCCCAATAGATAATATTGTCTTCGACGACTATTTCCCACTGCATTATTGGTCAGGACTATCCGCAGGTAGCTTCGAAGAATTGATTGAAGCTGAACCTGATTCAGTCGTGTATGTGCCTATTACATTTCAGAATAAGAAAAAACGTTTGCACGCTTTTAAAATAAATGGAACATCAATGAACAATGTAATTCCTGATGGGTCTATTGTTGTATCTGAAGATAATTACAATAATGCAATACAGTATACCGATGGCACTATCGTTGTTGCGTTCATGGATGGAACAGCAACGGTTAAGCGATTATATTCCAGCAAAGACAGCATTACCCTTTCACCAGATAGCACCGACAAGTCACACATGCCTATTATCGTTCCAAAAGACAAGGAACTAGTTATCATCGGGAAAGTCATTTGGCACATGAATCCTGAAGACATAGCAGAGAAATGTTATTAAGAAAGAGAAGAAGGAGATAAATAATATGGTTTTTTTTAAGAATCTTCTAACTGCATTTTTTATGAAGCCATTTAAACCAAATCTGCTTGAATCAGAAGAATATAATCACAAATTATTCTTAAAGCATCACGGCACAGAGGAACTATGGCAAGCAATGAAATCTCAATGGGTTTTTGCCGATAATTCCAAATCTGAATTTTATGATCATTATAAGTATGATGAGATGAATAAACGTACATACTCATTAGAAAGTAAGCACATAAAGCTACGAGAACAAATTGAGTCAGACTGGTCAATTTTGTATAACACTAAATGTTTTTACGGTCCTCTTGCAGATACTTTTGAACAATTATGCATAGAGGATATCAAAGTTTACCTGCAATCTATATCAATAAAGAAAGAATATGTACCTAACTTAGAGATACATCATTTTAAAACTATGACGCGATTAGCAATGCTATATGATAAACAAGGAAAATACAATCAAGCGATAGAAGTATGCAAAAAAGCAATTGAGTTAGGTTTAGATGAACGCCCTCGTTTAACTAGACTGTTAAAAAAGCAAGAAAAGATTCAATAATGACAATTATTTGATACTACAAAAAATCCGACTGCAGCGAACAGCCGGACAAGCAGTAAACACACAACCAAGTGCTTTTACTATACCCAATTTTATCATAAAGGAGTTCAACAATGGAACAGATAGAAAGGTATTTAGAAGAAATCGAAGCTGCACTCTACAAGATGCCACCTACAGAAAGAGAACACCTAATGGAAGTCCTACATCTTGCATTTGCTGATTACTTTAGTAACAACTATAGAAAATCATAGGAAGGAGGCCTAGTATGATCGGATATGATGAAGTCAGAAAAACATATTTCGTGCAGATTAAATATCGCGACCCTATCACATTGAAGCAACGTACTAAGAAAAAACGCGGTTTCAAGACAAAGCGTGAAGCCAAGATCTACGAAGCTGAAGCAATGCAACAAGGGAACGACCCAAGCGACTTAACTTTTGAACAAGTAGCTATTCAGTGGGAAGAGTATGCATTGCCATCACAAGAACAAATACGCCGCCACCATGTAGCTTTTGAACGCAGATTCGCCGACTTGTATAAACGGCCTATCAAATCAATTACCCGTGCACAACTCGTTGCATGGCGCGCAGAGCTCGCCAATAGCGACCAATACGGAACAAAGATAAAGAATGACACCATCGCATTCGTTAAGGGCGTATTTCGCTATTACTCGACAGTCTACAATGTTGTCGATAACAGCATTATCCTAAAACGCCTTAAAAAGACGGATAAAGAAATAATGCAGGAGATGAACGTGTGGACTGTCGATGAGTTCAATCAATTTCTATCTTGTGTCGATAGTCCGCTCTATGCTCTCTTCTTTGAAACGTTGTTCTGGACTGGTGCACGCCGTGGTGAGATTATGGCACTGCAGAAGAGCGATTTTGATGGCAATTGGTTAAACATTCACGCAAGTATCAAACACTTCGTAAACGGCTTAAAACCTACCAAAACAAAGCAGTCAAGAAAAGTATGGATTGACGATGATCTAATAGAGAGATTACAACCATTATTGGACGTTGACGGTGATTTCCTTTTCGGCGGAATAACAAGCCTCCCTATAACGCAGATACAAAAAAGATTTACAAAAGCGATAGAACTATCTGGTGTTAATAAAATTCGTCTACACGATCTACGGCACAGCCACGCTACAATTCTAATTAACAGTGGCGTGAATATCGTTGCCGTATCAAAACGACTTGGCCACGCATCCATCGAGCAGACGTTACAAACATATACGCATTTACTGAAGGATACTGATAAATTCCTGAACGAAACAATCAAAAACATGAGAAAAGGGTGCCAAAAAGGTGCCACATATAAAGAAAAGCCCTTAAAATAGGGCTTTTAGATGTCATGGAGCGAGTGATGAGAATTGATTGAGTACTGTTTTGCCAATGACAGCACGCTACAAGACCGCTATTTTACTGCATATACGTGCCTAGAATGATTGCGAAAATTTAAAAAAGTTGACCAAAAAGTTGACCAGTAAAACATGATATTTACCGAAACTTTTGGACCAACTTTTATTTATTTTTCGCTTTATCAATAGCCCCTTGCATTGCATTTCTGATTACTTCAGCTTGACTTACCCCGAGTTTGTGACATGCTTCGCGGAACGCCAAAACAAATTCATTTTTATATGTAGCAGATACCCTCATCATGTTTTTAGAGCGCCATTCTGCGATGTATTCCTTTTGGTTAAATTTTTTCATAACATTCTCCTTTAACGGCGGTATTTCTACCGCCTATCTTTCTATCTGATCTGCGTATTTCTGTGCATCTTCCATGTTGCTAAATTCTGTTATGCTGCCGCCATACATGTAGTATTTTTTAGCATTCTTTTGTGCTTCTGTCAATTTCTCAACAATTTTCACTTCCTTTCCTACAATCTTAGGATGTTTTCTTGTTCCACCCCATTCTGCAGAAACAAGGACGAAGAATTTTTTAGAATCTTCATTTTTCACTTTTTTAATAATTGGGAAATCTTTTGGGTTCAATTCTGCGAAGTCTTCTGGATCGTAGTATTTTGTTTCATTAAAATATTTCCCTGTATGATGCCATTCATTATATCTAACTGCTCCAGCTTTTACAGCTCTCTTCTGCCATGCTTTTAACTGACTAAATGTTAACATTCCTTCGTCGATTGCATTCTGCGAATTAACACTTCTTTTATTTCCGATGTATCCCATATTTTTTCTCCTTCAACTTTTGATGTCTTTCTTTCTACACCTATATAGTAACATAATGACGTCATAATGTAAAGTGTTTTTAAAAATATTTTTATATAAATAATAAAAACCGCATTTCTGCGGTCTATACATCCATTTTAAAATAGTCTTTTGCTATGTCTATCACTAAATCTTTTGGATAGTCCATCTCGAGTTCCTTCATTTTCTTAATTAAAGGTGTACGCAAAGGCTCTTTTCTTGGGATGACTTCTTGATTATACATTGTATTGAATACATAATCTCCGAATGCGTATGCGTCCAGTTCAACCGGTTGTAATTCATAGTTTTTATTGAAAACGTCTTTATAATTTGTAAGGTTTTCTATCCATGAATTTACAACTTCTACTGGTTCAATTAAGTAAGCGTCTTTACGCTCACAAACCATTGCTTGATAAACATGTCTGCATTCATGTAAACACGCATTATATAAGATTGCTTCATTTTCATATTCAGCATTTAGATATATATGATAATATCCTCTTTTTTTATATGTGACGCCTAAATTATTTGGCTCGTTTTTTGGCATACGATAATGGATGTATGGCGTAGGTATATCCAAAATATCGCAGGCTAGATTGATATATAACTTCATCTTCAATTTTCGTTTTTTCAAATCCGCGTCTACCATATATAAAATGATAATTTAACTGTACATTGTTTTCAAGGGGATTTACTTAAATTCCCAAACTCTCAATCAAAGCAACCCTTTGCAAAGGTGTCATTTGTTTAACTTTCTTAGCAAGCTCTGCCGAACCATTTAATTTTGTATCAATAATGTATTCCGGAAGATGTTTAATCTTTAATTTGTCTAAAAATGTACCCAAAATACATTCACCTAATATCATTTTTTCTTCATCGGTAATTTCTGGAATATCAGTAAGTTCTATTAACGCTGTATAGCGATCTGCTATATCCGCAACTCTACCGCTAAAAGAACGATTACAATTTCCGCCTTTACATGAATTGTAAATAGGGATTAAAGTCCCAGTTAAATAAATTGATTTTTTCTGTGTTATAGCCATATTCTCCTCCTAGTATATTATTTTAATAGAAGGGAGCAAATGCTCCCTTTCTAAAATCCATAATAGTCTCTTGCTTCAGCAAGCTTTTTCTTACCACCTTTGCCTAATAGTCTAATTGCTTTGTTTTCAGAATGAAACAATTCTCTTTCTCTAGAATCATACTCTTCTGTTTGCAACCAAGCATCGGCTTTTTCTTGATCATCAAATACCACAATTCCATGGTGCCATTGGCCAAATTCAAACTTGCTGGAAATTCCGTAAATAAGTTGTTGTGAATTGCTTTTCATAATTTTCCTCCTCGACCTCTTTCAGGTCTTGCGATAATGTAAGGCTTATCCTCCTTACATTTATATCATAGCACAAGGTGCTACCTTTTGCAATACCTTTTTAAAATATAAAAAATAACCTACCCTCAATTAAGAGAGTAGGCTTGTGTTTATTCTTTTGGCTTCTCAGCAATTTGTTGTGAATCTGCTTTTTGTTTTAAAGTATCTAATGCTTTTACAATGATTGCCGGCATTGGCAATCCCATCAATCCGAGGTTCTCGATAATCGAAATTCCCTCGCTTGCAATGAACCCAGTAACCACAGCATTACGGATTAGTTCCATGCCTGTGACTTTATCTAATTGTGCAGCGATAAACACCATCAACAAGATACCGCCCTTGCGGAATAATCCTTTGAGTGATGCTCTGCTCTCCAATGCCCCTGTCTTGGACTTTGGAGAGGCTTTAAAAATACCTGCTGTAATAAGACCTGTTCCGTAGTCTGCTACCATAAACCAGATGAGTGTAATTAACATTTGATCGCTTCCCCCTAATGCTGTTGCTATTGTCCCGAAAATAAGGGCGATGTATCCAAATGCCTCACCGCTCATTCCTAACACTTTATTTAATTTTTCCATTTTTATTTCCTCCTATCTAACACGAATTGTCTTGCCTGGATAAATCAGATCCGGATTATCAATTCCGTTAACTTCAGCAAGCCATTGCCAAGAAACACCATGTGTTGTTCCGATGCCCGATAGCGTATCGCCATCTTGGATTGTGTAGTATTCTTCACCGCTCGTATTAGCAACCGGTTCACCACTGATTACAATTTCTTGTCCAGCGTAAATCTTGTTTGGGTCAGCAATACCATTGATTTCTGCTAAGTGCTGGTAAGTCGTTCCAAACTTAGCCGCAATACATGAAAGTGTGTCACCATACTGTGCAACATAAACATTAGATGATGTTGCTGCTGGTGATTGTGCAGGTGATGGAACATAATCAGTTGGTCTATCAGCTGTTGCTCCGGTGCGATAGATTGATGGGTCAACAAAGATAACATTTTCGTCTAATGTTCCATAGTTGCTAGTGTACTGCTGAATAGTGCCATACGCAGACGTGTCAACCGTATGGCTTCCGTCATTGTTTCCCCAAGCTGCTACCCACTTATCGTATGGATCACATTCAGGTGCTAGATATCCAAGCCACGATAATGAAGTGTAAATACCCGTGTAGTAGCCGGCAGCTGCAACGACATCGCAGAATGCGCGTGACATAGGAGCAATATTATCATGTGTAATATATACACCACTGTTAACCTTGTAATGGTCTGCGTCTTCCATGTCTAGCCATACGCCCAAGCCAATATCCACGCCGCTAATAATGGATAGGAAGCGTTGTGCTTCTTCTATCGCCTGTGCCACATTCAAAGCATAAGAATAGAAATATACGCCGATAGTTATTCCTAAACGTTGGCACTCTGAAACATGTCGTCTGAATGAATAGTCTTCACGGCTTGCAACACCGGCGCGTAAGATTGCATATCCACCAGCGTATGGTGTGAAGTCAAAATTTGGTTGATGTTCGCTAACATCAGGTACGTTATAAATTCTTCCCATTTGTTTATTCTCCTTTCTATTTTTCGTCTGCATAGCAGATATTCTTTGCTTTGCAATATACATCTACGTAGGTTTCGTTCTTGTCGCCATTGTGAGTTACCTCGCAATAATCTGCTTGCCCATTTGCAGACGACTTTAAAACGTTAGTGCTGACAAGTGCTTTCCAATTCTGAAGAGTCTTGCAAAACCAAACAACGAAACAATCTTCAGGCTTAACCTCAACAAGATTTACTTCTGTCATTGCCTTTGCTGCTAATTCTTTTGCTTTTTCAATCATTTTATTTTTCCTCTTTCTTTCTATCTAAAAAGGCGGCCGTATTGGTCGCCTTAATAGCAATATTTATTTTTTCTTCCATCCAAGTGCTAATTCAGATGGCTCTCTTGCGTTGTTGTTCCATGTGCATTCCCATAAGATGCCTTTGTGGATAACAATATCGCCTGCGTTGTACTCTTTGCCCTTTATCCAATTTGGATATTGCGGTTTAGGGTTTCCGCTACCGTCATTTTTAGCGATAACATAAAGCCCTAATGCTTCATCAGGCGTGTTTTCTTCTTGCGCTGTATGCTTACTTAATGTGACATAAACAGCGTTTTTGTATGCAATGCGCACGCCCTTTAAGTATTCATCGCCAGCTTTCCATTGCGGAAGATACTTGATAAATTTGTAGGCTGTCTTAATATCAGCACTTTGTAAATGTTGCTGCACTAAGTCTTTCGTTTCATGGTATGACATAGCATCAATATCTTTCTGTGGAACATCCGTCAAGATAAACGAAATCATGTAACCATCTTTAGTCTTTGAAAACGTCATTGGCTCTGTGTACATCTTTCGCATGATGTCTTCATCATCAAATGATACATCATGGATCACGCCACTATCGAATGAGTCCATTAAGGGCTTTAAGTTCTCAAAAACCTTTCTCTGAAATGTGACAACACTTTTATTGCTGTCTTGTATTTCTGTAAACTTTTTACCGTCAATAATCATCTTGTCACCTCGTTATTTGCATTTATAAAACAGAACATCAACGCTTGCGCCAATAGGAGTATTTGCCCAACCACTAGAATTGTAAACCGTGCAATATGCAATCCCGTTTATAAAGTTATACAGTGAAACACTGCATCTATAGTCCGTGTAGGCTTGTATAACGCCTATTGTCTTATACCCATCCGGTGCTGTGATCGTAATACGTACATCTTCTCTATCGTTTACAGCTGCGTTAAATGTTTTTCGTGCACCGGCAGCGCCAAAACGTTTAACAAGAAATGTATCATCACCACCAATTACCAAGCCACCTTTTGCGTATGTTCTGCCAAGTGTTGAAGTATCACCCTCGTTGTATATGCCACATGGATTATTTCCGTTTCGTCTTATCCAAAGCATATGAAAACTAGCTGTAAGTTTACCGAGAATCATGGCCCATAAATTACCTGTTAATACATAGGACTTCTCTGTGGATTGGCCATAACTATCTGTGATCGTTAACGTTAAGTTATAATTCTTATCATACGAATAACCATTGATTCGCTGATGTAACGAAAATTCATTGCCGGATATCTGCCCATTTGCATTCGCACTATGCCCATCATCATCCTTTACAGTGAACGAAAGAACATTATTTTCTCCATTGTAAAATGTACCCTTAGCATTTGCGTAACCGTTATTCACTGTTGGGTTATCACGTTCAGCCGTAAATTCTGTAATTGTCGGATAAAAGTAAGGAACATATGTTCCGTGCCATTCTTGTATCGTTTTAAACCCACGACTGTCTTCAACTACAAATTGTATATTCCCATCATTCATGCCACCCAATTCAACGCCATATACACCATTGGAAAGCGTAAAAGGGAATTGCTGTTTATTGTGTAATGCATACACATTTTTAACCGCCGCAAATCCTCTTGTTTCTGCTTGCATTGACAATTTCTTCTTTGACAAGTATCTAAAAACCCTATTTTCAGGAACCTTACTGTTTCCAATTTCCTTTACAACTGCAGAGCTAATGACAGGCCCGTACTTCTCTTCAGGCAAGTCAATAAAAAAGCCAATCTTTGATGTACCTATCATTATTGCATTGCTAGTGCCATCGGCATATGTACCGATTCCAAGATATCCATACACAGATTTTGTATCAGTAGCATACTTAATCATTTCTTCCGTTGGTTTGAATGTATACACTGTATCAATATCATTTGTGTTTAACCACTTCGGGCCACTATCCCCAACTACCCAAACAAGTGAATGTCTATATTTATCAACCTTTTTGTCAAGAATGAGCGTGAGTGTATCGCTACCATCTAATTTGACATGGTTTTTATTGTCTTTCCATGAAGCACTACTTGCTCTTGGTATGTTAGGCAATACGATTGTTTCTTCTAAAATGGCATTGGCATCTGAATAGTAAAAACTCAAATTTGAATTGATGGTGGTTGAATAATCACCGTTATTGTCATGCCCAGCCCAGAAGCCACCACTTAATAGCGTTCCGCTACCGCTTAGAGTTCCACCACCGCTTACAGTTTCACACCCTGTGCCAGTAAAAGTCCATGAGCCTGAATAGATATAACCAGTGTTCATCGTATATGTGGTTTGAACATCTACCCAGTCACGATTTAACTCGACGCTGTGATACTGTGCATTTGCTCTGGCCCACAATTTATAGGTAACATTTGCTTGCCCGACTTGTTGTGTTACTTTTTTTATGACTTGCCAATCATCACTAAGCATTACCATATGTCTTTATGTCTCCAATCCAGTTAATCACTGTTGCTTTGATTTCAGCTGTCTTAATCGAGCCGTTAACAAATTCTGTGATTTCTGCTTCAGTTGTTTTTGCTTCAAAACGATGAGCACCTGCACATAAGTACTCAACAACTCTTAAGTAAGCAAGCATGCTGTCCACCTTATCGAATTTGGCCAATAATGTACCATCCGACTTTTTAACGTTGACACCATTTGTATCGACTGTAGTCACGGTATCTTCTTTATCTGATCCAATATGAAGTCCATGTTCATCCAGTTTTTCTGAAATTGCATTAACTGTTTTATCATATTCCGAACGTTGAATCGTTCTGCTAAATGCATCAGCAGTTTGTTGCTGCAATGTCTGCAATTCCGTTTTTAACACATCAGCATTTGTTTTATTTTCTGAAGTTCTGTTAACTAAAAGTGTGATGCTTCCATTCAACTGCTCTATTGCCGACTTGTTTGTCGAAGATATTTCGTAAACCCTATCCAATGCATCATCATAGGAAGGTGTTGTATATCCAACGTGCAGATCTGTATATGTTATTTTGTATCTGGTCCAAATAAATTTACCAGTTGAAGCTTGCGGCTTTGATTCTGACCAATTACCACCGTTCAATTCTGTTTTTGATGTTGAAAGATAGTATTCACGAATTGGATCATCTTTAATTCCAACACCTACAGAACCGGTATTTCCGTTTTTAGTAACAGCATATTCATCGGATGATGTCCCATCAGAATATGATGTCGTCTTTTTAATCCACAAATACATTCCATCATTTAATAACGGTGGTTCTTCTGACCATTCACCACTTGGAACATTCGTTCCTGATGTGCTACCTTGATAAGTCATCTTTGGCGTTCCAACGATACCACGTCCAGCTTCTCCTGGTTGACCAGTTAAATCAACTGGCGTGTGTTTGATTTCAGTTCCGTTTTTTAAAACATCAGCCACCATCATCCACATATGCTGTCCAGAAATGCTGGAAGGTCTTCTTGTTGACCATTCATCGCTATCTTTGCTAGGCTCTCCCGTTGAACTTGTTTGCAAATAATAAATTTTATTCCCTGATAATTGTGAACCATCAATTGAATCAACATTCTTCTGCATCGTTTCTATTGCAGAACCATTTGATTCAACCTTCAGCTTTGTTTCTTTCAGTTCATCATTGGTTGATTCGACCATTTTAACAACAGTAGATTTTGCATTTTCAGTAATTTCAGCTGCATATTTTCTTGTATTGTCGATGTTTGACTGTGTGATTTCTGCATTTGCCTTTACATTTTTTTCCACAGTTTCAACAACATACTGGTTGATACTTGTCTGCATGTTAGTTAAAGTCTGTTTCTTACTGCCAAATTCCAATGTTGTTTTCTGCGGTTCAATAACATCTATCGTGCGAGAGATAACTCTTAATTTCTCATCGATATTCAGCAATTCATTTCTTACTGGATAGATGTTTCCTACTGTTAACTCGTCAGAATCAACATCAATGAGCGATAGATCAAACGCATCTATTTCGTAGCTGACTGTGATACGGTTATTTTCTTTCAGCCATGCAGCACCTTTTGATTTCAAAATCTCTAAAGAATTTACATCATCCCAGAATTGTGTTGTTTCAACCACGCCATAACGTGATAGATATTCTGCATCTTCAACATAGGGTTTTCCAGCATTTACAGAAGATATCGATAGACGTTCTTCTGTTTCCTTCTCGTTTCCTGATTCATCCTTTACTTTGATTTTTGCTCCATATGGATATAAACGAGTGATAAGGGAACTAGAGTCAATCTTCTGTGTGATTGACTGCATGTTTTTCGCTAAAACAATAGCTGTATTCTTTTCTTCACCTGTTTGTTTCAAATAATCAAGATACAGCAAACCATTAACGTTTCGAAATTGAAATTCTCCACCGGATTTCTTCACTAATTTTTCAACCAACGTTTTCCAAGAAGAATCATATTGAATTCCCACATATATATTGTCATTCGCATCTACTGCCTGCACGTTTCCAAGATTGATTACTTTCGAGACGTCAACTCGTGCATTGTGCACTTTCAATATCTGTTGTAGCAATCCTTTAGTAGTCCAGTTCTTTGGAGCGCAATATTCTTGGATGGTATCATTCAGGTATGCAAGTTTACCTTCACAGGTAACTCTCTTTAAAATTAAGCCGCTTGAATCCATCGAAGGTTCAACTACTAGAACACGACCATCGAAAGCAATATGCCGATGTTTTTCATCGTATACTTCCACTTTTGTGTAGAATGGCGTTAATAGTTGATATCCTACATTATTTGGATAAATCGAGAAGGAAAAGGAAGGAATCGCGTTGATTTCTTCCTTGATTTTCCCATTGGTGATTTTTTCGATATTTCCATGAATAATAGTTTCATTTACACCATTAATCAACTTAACAATATACATCAGAACACCTCTTTGTAAAAACGAATCTTGGCATTTCCTGTAAGTGTATATGTCACTTGATTATTACCTTTTTCAAGTGTGAATAATTGATGTTTTCCACTTCCGGAAATGACATACTTCTTTCCACTAACTTGAACTGTCAAAGTATCACTTGTTTCAACAATTGGAACAATGCGGTGATCACTATCATTTTGAATAGTTAACGAAACATTCGTTCCTGCCGAAAGTTCAATTACTGTTTCAACATTTGCATACATGTACGGCTTGCAGATGAATTTAATTGTTAATTCTCCTTGGCCATCGTCTTCTTCCCAATCTGATTCATGGTATGAGCCAACGAAATGTAAATGTGGATAATCATCATCTTGGATATCTTCTTCATGAACTGCACAAAGCCACGCAGAAACATCATGTTTCTTTTTGTTCATTTCTTCCGCATTATTTCCGGTGATATCGAATGTATATGAAATGATTCTATCCTCATATGTAAGTTCACCATTCAATTTTGAAAAATCATGTGAACCATTCATGTAGGGTACTGTCTCTCGAATGCGTTTAACACTTGGCATTTCAACCACTTTTTTACTAACAAATAAGCCAAAATCCCTGTAAGAGTGCTTGCCATTTATTGTGATTCCATTTTGCAAGTTACCAGCCAAATTTATCATAATGCAAGCCCTCTTTCCATGAGATTAACGCGACTAGCAGATACTCTATCATCTGCTGTAGCAGTTGCTTCAGCAATCTTATTGTCATCCACATATAGATTGATTGGTCTATCCATTACAGACATGATTCTGTTAAATAAATCAAAGATATTTCCAAATGCCAAACTACTTAAAGCGCTTTGAACTTGTTCATACACAAAGTTCTTGCCAACTACCATTTCAGCGCCAGCTTCACCAACACCAATGATAGATGGTTGATTAAATACATAAGGTTGGTCCATAGCTTTTGCGTACCATTCAACCCCAATTTTAGGCAAGCCACCTTTTAACCAATCTAGCGGATTGATACTTCCACTAATAGAAAAGTGTGGCAATGGAATATGTGGCCAACGAAATTCAAAGTTAAATAAACCTTTTATAAAATCTATCGCTCCAAAAAAACCATCTTTCAATCCGCCAAGTAAATTGGCAGCACCATTTTGTATTTCATTCCATTTATTAGTAAATGCATTGCCGATAGTATTTGCAATATTTGCAACAAAATTTCCAAATGAACTAATTCCATTTGAAATTATATCAATGCCACCAAGTATAGCATTGCGAAATCCTTCGCAGTTATTCCAAAGAACGATAAGGATTGCTATCAGCGCGACTATTCCAGCAATGACAAGAGCCGCGGGATTGGCCATCATTACAAAGTTAACTGCCATAATTCCCTTTTGCAAAGTCGACAGCACACCAATCATAGTTCCAATAATGACCACTATTTCTCCAATCGTAATGATTGCGTTCTGCGCTTCAGGACTAAGACTATTCCATGTATCATTAATGGCAGAAATCATATCAGAGAAATTGGAGATTGCAGGCGTCAATGTTGTTAAAATCGATTCGCCCAAATCACTCAATGTCTGTTGTGCTTTCTGCTGTGCCACAACCATGTCATCACTAGAGTCCTTCATCTCATCATACATTCCAGAAACTGTCGATAACGCTCCTGTTTGATTTTCTAAAGATTTGCTCATAATGTCGATGGAAGAAACACCTGATGATTGTAGCATTGCGATAAAGTTCTGTGCTTTCGCACCGAATATTTCCTGCGCATCTGCAGCAGACATCTGTCCGGAAGATAGTTTCGCAAGAACTTCATTAAATGCTTCAACGCTTGCAGTGCCGTCTTCAGACATGTTTTTTGTTGCTTTCATCAATCCAGCGACAGCTTGGGATGCATCAACACCAGATGCTGCGAAATACCCCATCAAACTTGTGACTTGTTCTAGCGACAAACCCATTATGTCATGTAATGCAGCACCAGTAGATGAAGCCATAGAAGATAATTCATTGAATGATACACCATACATTTGTGATGCCTGCATCATGATGTCAAGTGACTTATCATACTCTGTTCCAAAAGCCATGCTCATAGAAATCATCGAGTCCGTAATACTAGATGCGGACTCACCAGAAATCTTGGATAATTGTGCAACATGCATCATTAACGGTTCGATTTCTTCATCTGTTAAGTCACATTTTGTCGCAACAGTAGCCATCGCATTGCCTAGATCATTCATATCAGCAACAGGAATTGTTTTAACGATATTCTTCAATGCTGTTTCAAGTCCTGCCATCTCTGCAGTTGTTCTTCCTGTGCCAAATTGAATTGTATCTAATGCTTTATCAGTTTGATTTCTAGCTTCAAGCGTGCTTTTACTGAAATCAACAAGTTTATCCGCTGCATTTTTGGCCGCATCACCAATCTGATCAAGTGCATCTTTTGTTGCTAAATACTTTGTATTTGCTTCCGTCTGTTCTTCAGCAGATTGTTTCGTTTTATTCGCTAAATCTTCAGTCGCACTTGCATTACTATTCAAAGCCTGCTCGGCATTTTCAAGTTTCCCTTTAGCGGCTGTCAGTTCTTGATTAATGTTTTCTTGTTCTGTTTGAGCATACGCTAAATTCTTGGTCCACTTCTGCACCTCATCAGAGTTTTCGCCAAAAACACGCTTTGCTTCATCTAAAGCTTTCTGTGTATTCTCAACTTTTTCAGTTGATGCATCATATTTAGATGTAAGAAGTGATACCCTTTGTTGTAAGAGGTTTATGTCTTCTGAATTTCCCTTCAGTTGCGTAGAATTCAATTTTAATTGAGCGTTATAAACCTTGATATTATCATTCATTGTTTTAATACCCGATGTAAAATCGCCTATATCTGCACTGAATTTAATTTCAGCAGAATTCTTTTTTGCCATTTACTTCACCTCTCTTTCTTTTTTATTTTTTCTGCATCTTTTCGTACTCGATCCATTTCTCCCACGATTTATATGCAGTATAGTTATCCGAAATTTTCATTAAGGACTTATAAGGAAAATGCCAAAACACCTCTTCAGGAACGCCTAAAATAAGCACATAAAAAGTGTAGTAATCTTCTACACTCTCAAACTCTATTTTAGGCATTGAAAAATGTCTTGGCATTTTTTGAGTTTTTGCTTTGAACGCTTCTTCAAATTTTACTTTTTTTTACCAGCTAACAGTTCTCCGACAACAGACATCATATCGCTGTATCCAGGCAATTTCTCTATGAATTCAGACTTATTCATGCATGAATCGATATTATCGATATTGCCACATAAATATGAGCCATATAAAACATCTACAGCAGCATGTGTTTTGTCTTTCGTAATTCCGTTCATGCCTAGTGATGTTTGTTCATAGATTCCGGGTCTAGCCTGTTCTAACTTAAAAAGTGAAGCCATGTTCAACGCACAGTTTACTTTTTCTCCATCACTTAATGTTAATGTAGTATTAACTTGCTTGATCATCTAATTCTCCATCTTCTACCTTTTCGATTAAGTTGTATCCTAGTCTAGATTGAACATCTAGAATTTCATTCGCGCGTTCTTCCGTCAAAGATAAACGTTTCCCTGATGTGTGTTCCTCGTTTGTGTGTTTATCGTAGAATGTCGCAACAACTTGATATTCAGTAGTTTGTTCTTTTTCTGTTACGTCATTTTCAACTTTTGTATTTTTCTTTGCCATACTACGCTGCCACCTTTACTAGATCCGTTGAGAACTCTGTCATCCACTTTGTTTTAACAGTTTCATCTGTAATTTCTTGCACAATTGCTTCGTACATTGTATTGCCAATTTCATCAACTGAAGCGCTAAACTTCATTTCAACTTCAACAACTTCCGTCGCACCATTTTCAATTGACTTTTTCGCACCTTCACTGGCAACACAACAAGGGAATGCAAGAAGCTTCACAGTTCCGTCTTCATCACGAACTTCATTTACCATAATAAATTCAGGATGTACTGACTTATCTCTATTAAGGGAATTAACGCCAGGCTTTAATCCCTCGGAATTTAAGCCAAATAATGTTTTGTATAATCCCCACTTCATATGAAGTTTCAATGTTCCTTCAATAGTTCCGCCATGTTTAGTGCGATTTTTTACAACTACTCCACGGCACTTTTTAGTAATGTTTCTTACAGTTTCCTGAATTTCCAAACTACCTACACAGTTGTTTTCAATAAACGCTGTTGAACCTTTTGGCTTGAACGATGTTTTTGTTACTTCAAAATCTGAATATACATTTTCGTATTTTTCCATTGATTTATTCCTCTACTTTCTTAGATAGACGCTCAACTAGAGCATCTATGATTTGTTCTTGACTATCTTCCGCACCTTTCTGCATGAAGTGCTGATTACCCTGGTGATTGCGTGTATTGCTTCCATCATCCGGATAATACAGATAGTTATATGCTTTGCGTGTTCTGACCGTAACAGACAAGTTCCCTTTTTTAGGTTGGTCAAAAACACCTTTAATGCCGGCAGATGATGCACTTTTAATTTTCTTCTTCCAACGTCTTCCAGAGACTGGGAATCGAGAAGCTATGTTGCTTTCAATAATTTCAGGAGCATCATTCCAAAGATATTCATTGATGGTTTTTTCTGCGCCATCTCCAAATCCTTTAATTGCATTTGTCAGTCTTTCTGCAGCTTTAAAATCACTTTTGATATACGGCATAATTTTTATTAGCCTTTGCAAATTTTAACGTAATGCTTTCTGCGACTGCTTTTGTGTTTCCTATGCGAGCATAATCAAACTGATGATCACCAGAAACAATTCTGAATCCTGGTATTTCTGTAACTTTGCTAATTACTTCTTGGATTAGTTCGTTTGGAACATAATTTTCTCGAACAATCATCACAAAATAAACATCTGAATAGTCTTTTCCAGATGTTCCGTTAATTTGTAGCGTATCTCTTCCAAAAATTGTATAATCCCAAACTTCTGTTTCAATCAAATCTTCTGTACCATATGCTAAATTTTTTTCAACACTAGCTAATGCATCATGCAATTCTTGAAGTGAATCTCTACTCATCTTTTGTCACACTTTCTAAATACAAATATAAGTTCTCACAATATTTATCATGATCTATATATGAGATTGTGAATAAATCTTTTCCAATAACCGCATATTGTTTCGACTTTACTAATGTATTAAATGGAATTTTGATTTTCATTGATAACGAATGTCCCAATGCAGAAATCGTTAGATAATCACGTTCACGTTTTGAAAGTTCTTCAAAGAAAAATCGGTGAACATTTGCAAGGTCACCAATTGATTTGACATTGATTTGTCCACCGTATTTTGTTTTTGTTTTCTTATCTGTTCCAATTGATACGATGCCAGAATTACAGGTGTTGATATCACTGTTGAATTTCATTAGGAATCACCTTCAGGAACGAATTTTTCTAACTGAACTTTCTTTCTACACTCTAAAATATCGCTTATGTAGTTTGTTCGAAACTGTTCAGGGACATTGTTCCATTTATAAATAATGTAATTAATCAGAAGTTCTCTTGAGCGAATATCATTCTCGAAATCAACCTCATCACTGCCTAGCATATCGCAGATTGTTGCAATGCCATTTTTAATAATTTCTTCTAACTTGCTATTTGTTTCTGATTCTTCCCACGTGATATTGCAAGCCAGCTTTGCGGCTGGCTTGACAGTATCAACATTTCTTTTTAGATATTCTCTATCCATTTAGCAATTAGGCAGCAGGTAGCTGTTTAACTGTTAAATATAGTGGTGCTAAACCAGAAATATCAAGTAGCAATGCACATGTATTGTCTTCTGCAATACCTGTACCAAGTAGACGAATCTTGTATGTGCGGAAATCTTCTAAGAATTTGTATTCATCAGAAGATAAGATTTCTCCATCCTTATTTCCTGTTGCAAGTTCGAAAATATAAGACTTCTCAACGAAGAGAACTGCCTTTCCTTCTGCTACTGCTGCAGATTGGAATACTTCTGTAGCAAATGGGAATACATCACCAACATATGCTCCAGATGAATTCAATACAGTTGTAGCTGGCATAACTTTTTGGAAGTAATCTGTTGGGTTAACAACTAAGATCACCTTTGTGATTACGCGTGATTCGCCTGCTTCGGTCTTTGACATCTTAGCAATTAATTCGCCATATGTCTTTGGATCAAAGGACTTAACAACAACAGGTGTTTTTTCAGGATATCCAGTAGTTGTGCTGAAACTTACGCCTTCATGGATATCACGAATTAAACCAACTGGTTGCTTCACGCCAGTACCATTGATTACACCATCTTCAATTCCAAGTGCTAAAGCTTCTTCTAAGCACTGACGAACATATGCATCTAACCATGTTGGCCCAAGTTCGATGTAATCCTGAGATAAGAGTAAGAACGCTGTTAATTTGGCCGCAACTAGATCGGCTACTGCTAAATCACCCTTGATTTCTGTCTTAATTTCATCTGTGATTTCGCCCCAAACAGCCTTCGCTAACTTGCCTTTTCTCTTTAAAATCTTAGTGATTGTTCCGACAACTGTTGGATTGATTGCGTTGATTAATGGGTGGTCCTTCTTAACAGACTCAAGAACACGTTCTACAACAGTAACAGGCAATGCAGGTCCTGCATTAGTTGCATTTAATACCTTCTTATCACGAACGCTCTCAATTAATGCATTGTAGAACTTTGTCTCTTCTGAAGTTAACGCATGGATTCCACGTCTATCTAAAATTGATTGGTCGTGTGTTTCTTGATACTGTTCAAAATCTGCACGAATGTTATTCTGGATTTCTTCCATCCATCCCTTCAGCGCATCCTGTACCTGTGTCTCATCACCATCTTTCATTGATGCAAGAAGTGCCTTTACTTTTTCGCTGTATGTTGCTGTAGTTTTAATCATCTAAAAATCCTCTCTTTCTTTTTTATTTGATGATTGCATTTAAAAAAGTGCCTAACATCGTTTTTTGTTCCGGCACTTCATTTGTTGCTTGAACGTGTAGTCCATCTTCATCAAGATGTGCTTCAATTTGTTTTTGGTTTTCATTTTTGTTTAATGGTTGCTTTTGAATCAATGAATCAAAAATGAATTTTCTTGCAGAATTCATCACATTTTCTGATTCTGGAACGTTTCCAATTTCTGAAGCGAATCCTTTTTCGAGCGCTTCTTCTGGAGTGATCCAAGTTTCATCATCCATCATTTTCTTAACTTCATCTATTGTGATGTTGACATGCTCCATATACGTCTTGATAATCTGCTCATTGATTTTTTCTAAATCATCCGCTTCTTTTCGCAATTGTTCAGCATTGCCAACTGTATAGGTAAGCGCATTATGAATCATTAACAAGCTTGAATTATTAATAATTCTTTCCGTGCCTGCCATGAAAATCATCGATGCAGCAGAACATGCAAATCCATCAATCGTAGTTGTCACATGCTTTCCACACGTTTTTAAAGTGTTATAAATCGCTAGACCTTCTGCAACTTCACCACCATATGAATTAATGCGGATGTTAATGTTAGAAATATTTTCAGGTAATCCCTTGATCGCCTGAACCATCCCAACTGCCGATGTATCACCATCTGTCCATGGCCATGATGTGATATCGCCATAAATACAAATTTCTGCCGTTTGGCCAGTCGTTACTAAATCATAATATTTTTTCATTCATTTACACCTTTCGAAATGTCATCTGCGTTTGCATAGTTTTTGGTCATGTAATATTCATTCGCCCAATCTTCATTTATCTTGGCATCTCCAAGCTTTTCTCGAACATCGTTTGGACTATAAGCTCCAGAGCCAACTAGACCGCTAATACTCGCAGATAGTTTCAATATGTCTTGGACCTTGATTGTGCTTGTATCAATCTCAATTCGATCTCCTTTGACATATTCATCATAAGAAATCGTCTTTCTATTTAACTCTTGTTCTATCACTTTCGCATGTGGAGCAATAACTAGAGTTATCATTTCATCAAACACTTGATCAGAGTTAGTGATATTGCCATAGAAAATTGATTGTGGAATCTTGAATATCTGTGCAACGGTATCAAATATATCTTTTCTTAGATTGCGAATATCATCAGAATTTTGTGACGTGCCTTTTGCAAAATCCGTAATTGATGTTCCCTTATATTTCGGCATTACAGCATTAGGTGACGTCATAAATGACTTCATACTTTCTTTTAGTTGTTCTTTATATTTTTTCTCATCATCTTCGCTTCCAGTTTTCACAGCCTCTATTTCAAGAAGAAGTTTCATACCATTCTTATTCTTGTATGTTTCCAACGCAAATTTCATCAAATCGCCATATTCAGAATACATAATTTCAACATATTTCTTTAATTCGATATTTTCAAAATTAAAGTGGAAAATATCACCTTCTAAATAATTTTTGTTTAGCGTTAAAGTATCAATTACAATTCCACTATACTTATTTTCTTTCATTGGATATTTTTTTAACGCGTAGCTATCTGCAACTTGATAATTCATAAATCCATTTCTTTCGTATGGAATTACAATTGCTCCATTTTCACATTCATAAGCATTTCTTATAACCTTTTGCCAGAATTCTGCAGCTGTCATATTTGCATTTGGTGATAAGTTCATTGCATATGTAAATTCATTTGGTTCTTCTTTGCCTTTAACATATCGTTTAATCTTGCATCTGCTTAATAAATCAGCAATCGTTGACATTGCGATATGTAGCGCAAGCTCTTTCATGCCAAGACCATCTCGAATTTCCTCTGATTTTATCGCCAATTCTAAAATTGAATAACCGTTATTTTTTCGACCTAAAAAATCAAACAGTCCCATTTCTCCCTCTCCTTTCTAAAACGTCCAAACTTCAGGAACAACAGTTGACCGTCTGTTATCCACTAATTTATCAACACATGTCATCGAATGGACATATGCCATAAAGAGGTCGTTCTTACGACTTCGACGTTCTATTTTGTCATACTTGTAGTTTCCGTTTGCCGCAGGTATCAACTTCGTATTGTTGATTGACCACCTAAAGCACGGATCATCACCAGCACATAACTGGTGATTAACAAATATTGAATTGATTGGTTGGATTGCCAGCATAATATCACTTGGTCTAACCAACTTCACCAACTCTTTGTCGCTTGCATTAAATCCAGCGTGTTCAAATGCTTCTCTTAATGCACTCCACCTATAACTATCCACTGCCAGCATTACAATATTGAATTTAAACGAAAGCGCCCAATCAACAATCAATTCCGGATAGATTTCAACATCATCAATCACTGTTAAGCAATCATTCATTTCAAATGTTTTTATAGCATCTTGATTAATGTGGTCCCAATCCCCAGATTTTCTACATAACCAAGCATGTTTAACTGTGTAATACTTATTCTTTTCAAAGTCTCTAAATGTAAAACACGCTCCTGCCATATCAGTGGTCTTTGTAAAGTCCACACCCAGGATGCAAGGCATCTTCCGAAGTTCTTCCAGTGGTGGAAGTTCTTGATTTGTAGCTTGAATATTTTCCCAGGATGTAACTGGGTCTTCTTTCTTTTCAACTGGTAGATTCATGCGCAATGACATGAACGAAGAATTTGTAACAGGGTCTTTTTTATATTCTGCATATTCCTTTTCAATTTCATCCTTTAAACTCTTAAAGTAATCAATTGATGGATTTGCCTTGATCCAGTTTTTAGAATCATGGACTTCTTCTTTTTCATCCAAACAGTAAATAAAAAATAATGTTCCGTTATCAAAGACTCCATTAAACAAGATTTCATCTGCATCATTTAAATATTTATCTAATGGGCCGCCACGCTTATCGCCATTTGTTGAAGTCATTAAGCTTCTAGGGTCAGAGCGTGCATTTCCATCCATATCAAATTTTTGTTTACCTAACCCCGTTCTGAATACTCTGATATTTCCCCAGCTATCAAACTCTTCAATTTCATCCAGATATACCATGCCAGAGCGTAAACCTTGCTTTGACTTTGGACTATTTGTTCTATAGCGTAGAACAGATTTTGTCGTTTTGTTAACGATTCTTTCTTTCGTCCACGTCCATTTGTCTTGATAGATTTCCGAATGTGCATCCATCATTTCATAAATATCATTGAATGATGTTTTGGCTTGATCTTCTGCAGTTGCGCACGTATCAATGTCGTACCTTACAATGCCATTAACTGGTGTCATCAGGCAAAAGAACTCAAAGGATGCATATCCGTTTTTCCCATTACCACGCCCAAGATATAAATATAAATCTGGCCATCGTAAACTTTCATCAGAAATCCGGCGCACACAGTTGTGTAAAACAAAAGCGCATTTTTCCCATGGCATCAATTTAAATGGAAACAGAATTTCAAACGACATATATTTTTCGACTTCATCAAGTCGAATATATATTTCCCCTTTTGCAAACTCTTTTTCTACAAATGATACCAACGCTTTAATGCGCTTATTTGTTCTTATCTTTTTTTGCTTTATAGCTTTGAAATAATCCCATATTTCAGGGCATTGTTTTATATCTCTACATAAGTGCAATTGCTTTGTCTTTTGCGGTTGGCTTTTTCTTGGCATCTTTTTTACGTAACAGTTGTGCTCTTGCAAGTACTGTCAATCCTAATTGTTTCTCATATTCCAAAGCATCGGAGATCAACACATGTCTTTCTCTTACTAAAGCAATTCGAAGATTATCTTCTTTCGTCTTATTGATTTTTTTAGTTAACTTATCTCTTTCTGAAATCAATTCAACATATAGTTGTAAATAGATATCATCACTAGGCCACCAAAGACCATTTTCAATCAATACATTCTTGAAAAAAGCATACATCGTTTTAGGATTTGTAATATCGTCAATTTGATTAGCAGGAAGCACCAACGCTTCATCTTCAGACTTTGCAAGTTCCTTCTTCGTTCGATGATTCGTCGATTTTTTTTGCTTTTTGATTGCGACCGGTTCTTTTAACATACATGCATGCTCCTTTCTTGTGAAAATTCTCATATAATGTGCGAAAAATCTAACCTGTGCAGATTCTCCCCCGTTGTAAGCCCTCTCTTTTGAGAATGGCATACGGGAGAGTGGGGGGGTATTTACCATCGTTCTTGCGTTATTTTTTCGTTTTCTTTGTAGTTAAATCTCTTATGAATCTTATTGTGGCAATCAAAACATAAAGGCATAAGGTTTTGTTTCTCTACTCCGTCAACATCAATGAAGGTCTTACTTAAAGCAAGTTCAGGACGATCATGTACATAGTTAATATGGTGTACAGTCTCTGCTTTTCTTATCTTTCCTTCAGCTTTACAAAGTTGACACTCGTTGTGATTCTCTGTTAACACTTCATTTTTTAAATCACACCATGCTTTTGATTTGTAGAACCTATATAGTCTATTGTTTTTTTCTAATTGCCTAATATATTCGGCAAGTTTGTAATCTTCCATCTCATATTCCTTTAATAAATGGGCAGTTGCGCATAAAGGAGTCGAATTCAAATGAAAATCTACTTAATACCCACGTTTTATAAAAAAAGAGCAGACCTGACCACGCATCTGTTCTTTTTCTACACTAGCATAGTATCACATTTGAAACGAACGCGAGCGAACGCTAACGAACACTTTTATCTTTTTGATTGAAATATCTATAGAATTTCATTCTGCAACTATCCGAATCGGATGTCGAATAAATCTTTCTTGCTGTTTCTTTCCAACTTAGACCGTTCATAAAATGCCAGCGGATTATGATTTGAATTTCTGGATTATCAATTGTATCTACCCAATCTAAAATTCTTTTCATCTGAACCGCAATCTCGTTAACTTTATCTTCAAGCTCACGATTTAATCTCTCAATCTTGTAGAAAGCCTGCCGCGTTGGATCTCCAGGAACATTTGACTTCGTTCCTATTTGAGACAACTGTGGAGAAGAAATCGGAAAATACATTTGTCTAATCTGTTCCTGAATTGCCTGTGCTTGCATTTGTAGATAGCGATAATTTTTTAGTTCTTCAATTGTAATCATGCTTTTCCCTTCTAGCTATCTTTTTTTCTACCCAACGCAAGCGATCTTCAAGCACAAAGAGTTGATATGTGTTAACTTCCGCATATTCATTTCTTTTGTGTGCTGCCTTTACTCTTGCTATTTCTCTTTCTAAATCATCTCTTTTTCTATATAGAATGGCTAGTTCAATTTCTTCCTTTTTAGTCATTGTCATCTACACCTGCGATTCTTGTTGCAACCATAATAAATACTCCAAAAAACACTCCACACGTGAAGGATAAAATGGCAATCATCATTATTCATCCTCCGGCATACAGAATATACCTGTATCATTCCAATAGCTATCACCGATTAAATCGTTCATAACTTCTTGTGCTACCGCCTTGTTTGAATATCTTCCCAACAAGCGATCATCATTGTCTATTGTTGCACGTACTTCATATTGAAGCTTATTGTCTATTTTCTTATCGATAACATAAAGCTTCTTAATGTTTGGGTTGTAATAAATTGTGTCTCTGTTTCGATTCTGAATTGAATACATTTTTATCTCCTTTTTTATTATTGTTGTGAGTGTAACAGAATCAGAGCTATGTAACTCTCACTTCAAAGCCTTATTTTCTTAATAACGCTTATCAATACTGCTTTATCTTGTTTTCTTCTGTTTTTGAGTGTTACAAAAATCGAATGTTACACTCACGCTTGTTTTTACTTTATTTTTGATACATGCAAGAATGTTATTTTCTATCCCCATTTTTCGGTGTGGTTGATAGACTCTCTAACATCCTGTATGTCTGATGGCTCTAACATGATGTACAACATTGTTTCAGTTGCACTCTCATGCATCAGCAGTTTTTGTGTGGTCAATAAGTCGTGCGTACTGTCCCAATACCAACGCCCATATGACTTTCTTAAACTATGACAAGCTACAGGATATTCAATCCCTGCTTCTTTGGCCAATTGTTTAATTACTCTCCATGCTTGTTGTCGCGTGATTGGGTAGCCTTTTAATCCCTGTCTAGACTCGAATATATATTCATTCATCTGAATGTTATATCGCTCTATATACTCTCTAACAGTGGCGTACACATCAGCATTCATATTGAATTGTTGTACCTTACCTGTTTTCATTTCTACACACGTATATTGACCGCCAGCGATATCTCTTGGAGTTAGTTCTATTAGTGTCTCAATGCGATTCCCTGTATTAACTCCCAGGATAAGAAGAATATAGTTTCTGTACCATACACGATACTTCCACGATTCAGGATTGTGCTTATCACGATGATTTAAACAACACCGGATCATTTCGTCAAAGTCTTTCTTGATAAAAGGTTTGACGATTTCCCTACCATGTTTATCTGCAGTCTTACGTAGATAACCTTTGGTCCGTTGCAATCTTCTAAGCGTTCTCATCCACGTACTCGACTCCAAGTTGTTTTAATTCTTCTATATATCCATTCATTTCAGAGTTAAATTCATCTAAAATCACATTGCGTACTTTTATAGATAAATTTCCATCAATTTCAAAATTGATGTAGTTAATTCTTACGCAAGCATCATGTATTCCTTCTTTTTTTGAACGATTAAGAGTTGCAGTTTCTTTTTTTAAACTGTTTATTTTATCAAGTATCGTTTCTACTTTTTCTATATCACTTGATTTCATCATTCTTCATCCTCCTTAAATTTCATAAATATTTCCGATAACTTCTACTCGTTCGCACCACCCCAATGGCTTGTATCCTTTTAAATTGCAAAAGATACTCAACTCATTTTCTAGTACAAAATTCCCGTACTTAAATGTCACAAGGAACTTCTCTGGTTTTAATTCGAATCCAAAGAACGAATGTCTTAAATAAACAATGTCTCCCTCATAAATTTCATTCCCGTATATATCATGCACGCCTGTGAATTGCATCACTTCATAGTCTTCATTTAAATTTGGAAGAAACCATTCTTTAGCAGTTGTACTATCGAAGATTACCAGCATGAATTTTCTTTTTTTATCCCATGCTCTAAATTTAATTTCTCTCATATCAATCACCTAAACCAATCGTTAATAAAATCCGCAACCATGAACCATGCTCGTATAAATGTATTTTCGTTGTTGTATTTTTTTATTTGGGTCGGTTGATCCAACAACATTTATTTTTGTATTACTATCTTTTCCGTCTGTGCTTGTGATAGGTAGTATTTGCTTGCTACCACATTTTCTAAGATGTCCAATAGTGTAGACTCTTTCCCTATTCTGAGGCAGTCCGAAATTTTTTGTGTTAAGCACCTGCCATTCAACGTCATACCCCAATTCATCCATTGCAAGAAGTATGGATAAGAAGTCCCATCCGTAGTTGCTTGATAACATTCCCTTAACGTTTTCATAGACCAACCATTCGGGCTTATCTTCTGCTTTTTCTTCGATGAGTCTAAAGACTTCACCGATAAGGCTTGACCTATCTCCACCAAGTCCTTTTCTAAGTCCTGCGATTGAGAAGTCTTGACACGGTGCTCCGAAGAACCAAACATCTGCTCCCGGAATGTCAGCTGCTCGTACCTCTCTGATGTCATAACCCTCTGGCTCGTTTCCGTGTATGATTTCATATTCTTTCCTCTTGTGCTTATCAAATTCACATGTATATACACATTCAAATCCGGCTTGTTCCATTCCCATGCGTGCCATTCCTACACCTGCGAATAGATCAACAAATGTTAGTTTCATGCTCTTTGTTTAATCTCCGACATCTTACATTCCTTCCTTCTGCAGTTTCTGCAATCTTTCAATAAGTTCCTTTGAAGCTGGTGTGCCTTCTGGCAGAGTTCCTGCTTCTTGTTGTCGGATGTATTCCGGCATTGATATTTTTGTTGATGATTGTGGTACGTTCACCACTTCTCTTTCCGAACGTGCAATCCACGAATTAATAAAGCGCATGATTCCATTCTTCGTCTTTCGCTTCGTTGGATTAACTTTCAGCCATTGACTCATCTTCATAATCTGATCGCGCACGTCAACACCAGGATATGCATCAATGAATTCATTTAAATGATTCTCTGAAATATGAAATCGAGAACCATCTTTCAGAATTAAAGGTGGTAATCCTATTGCCTGTTCGGATGCGAACGAAGTTTGCTCCGAACAAGTATTATTTATATATTTATATTCTTTATTTCTTCTATTGTGTGCAGTCAGTGTATCAGTCTGTGTGTCAGTAGATGTATCAAGATGTGTATCATTTAGTGTTCCATCGTTTTCATCTATATCTTGATATTTTGCGTAATTTACTATACTTATTAATGTCCATGACTGTGTCACTGTGCGTGTTATTTGATGTTCGTTTTCAAGCAGCTGTAACAATCGTCTAACTGTATTAACAGATAGGTGTGATTCTTTAGCTAAATTTCTAGCAGAAGTAATAAATGAACCTCTATCAACAAGAACACCTTTGAAGTATGCTGGCTTCCAATTTGCTTTGAGCAACAGAAGAATCCAGAACCTAAACATATTTGGATAGTCATGATATCTCCACTCCAAAATCTGTCGGTCTATTTTAATAAAACCCTGTTTCATATATGCCATTTGCCACACTTGCTAATTAGCATTTTCTGTGGCATATCCTTTCTTTTAAAGCGGTCTAGTGCAACCAATGCATTCAGCGTTAGACCAGTTATCGCCTTTCTAATTTAATTTGGCATTGGTTGCAGCTAATGATCGCGCTCCTGCAAGTGTGCGCAAAACCTCTCGATAACTAAGCCCCTTCTTTTCTAAAATTCGGTATATCTGTGATGCAGTGCGCTCGACAATGGCATCTCTTGCAGATTGATTTTCATATTCTTCTAGTGTCAGTTGTTTCTTCATAATCTTTTTCTCCTATCAACAGTTTCAACTGTTCTAATTGTTTTTTTGTTTGATAAAATTTGCATTGTAAGCATTCATTCTTAACTTCAAATACCCTGTACCCAGCTTTAATTGGCGGGCAACATTGTGTTTCTTCATTCCATCTAGTGCATTGCTGGCAATCAAAGCGTTGCTTAATCACATTGATCACTCATCTCTTTTATTTTTCTTTGAAATGCATCCAGTTTTGATAATTCAAATTGTAATGCAGCTTCTGCTTGATCATCGTTTAGAATAATGCCATCACTATCAATGATTTCTTCTACTGGTTCACCCTTTAATCGGTGTAATTTATTAATAATTAACGAATCCATACATCAACCCCAATTAAGAACAAAAACACACTTACGAAAATACATGCATACAATGCAAATAGAATTATTTTCTCAAATGTGCTTACTATCGATTTCTTTTTTAATTTCATGTTTTACTCTCAACTTTCTATTTGGTATAATGAGAGTGACATTTAAAGCATGTCACTAACTAGCGCTCACTCTTTCGACGGATGGAGCGTTTTTATTTTGCTCTGGATACATATTCATCAATTCTTTTAACGAATACCCCATTAGCTTTGCTATCGTTTTTGTTCTCACTTTATAAGAGAACAAATAATTAATGCCTAATTCTTTCTTGTCAATTTCCTGTGCAGCATCAAACAGTGTGTTTAGGTCTTTTCTTTTGTATCCCGAAATTCTGCCAACATCTGTCTTTTTCAGATAGGGCATTCTGACCAGTTCGGCGTTGTTGTGTATACGCATTTTGCAACTCCTTTCCATTAATTAATTTATGAAACACCAATCATCAGCCTTTAGATCATCTATCGATGGAGTCCACATGCCTGGACTCTCTTTTGTTTTTGAATCGGCGATATAGATATAATCCCCTATCAAGAAGAGTACGAATTCTTTGCTTCCGTTTTTCTTTCTAAAAAAGCATCTGTTACTAATATTCTTGTTTTCAATCAAATCAAATAACCGCATTAATTAATCTCCTGTGTCACTTAGCAGTTCTTCCATTGATACTCCAAAATAATCTGCAACTGACTTAACTTTTAGAACACTTGGTGTTGTTTTATCCCACTTGCAAATTGAACTTCGCGGAATATTTAAATCACTTTCGAGTTTTGAAACTGAAATCTTTTTTTTGAAACAAAGTTTCTTAATATTCGAATAAATCATATTTTCTCCTTCCGAAAGATGAAAATATTACGTCATTTTATTTACTAATTGCGTAAAATATTCTATAATCTGAGTTGTCAAAAGCAAATTAAGCGAATAAGTTATGCAAGAAGTTTACGTAATATTTTCAACTTCTACATTTATTATACGTTATATTTTCAACGTGTCAATAATAAATACGTAATTTATTCAACATTTGTAGAGAGGATAAATTATGTATAAGAAAATAAAGGATTTATGCAACAAAGCCGGAATAACAATTACTGGTTTAGAATCCACACTAGGCTTCGCTAGAGGCTCTTTATCCAAAATCGACAACCACAAACCAAGTGCAGAAAAACTACAAAAAATCGCTGATTATTTTGGAATCAGAGTTGACTGGTTGCAAGGAACATCCGAATATAAAACTGATGATGAATTATTTTTAAGTTATTCAGAAAACAATTTAGCAATAACTGATGTGATCCCTTTAATTCAATATGGAGCAGATTGGGAAGATAAAATAAAAAAAGGGTCCCTTATACCTATACGTGGATTCAGTCGTGCTGGCATTCCTAATTTAGCGATTGAAGATATAAATTATGATGATCCTAGTGAATGGGAAGAAATTGATCCAAAGTTAGCAAAAACAGGAACATTCTTAGCGCTTCGCATCAAAGGTGATTCAATGCAACCGGAATTTAATGAAAATGATATCGTTATCGTCAGAAGCCAAAGTGACGCAAATAACGGTGATATTGTGATCGCAAAAGTAAATGGTGACGAAGCATGCTGTAAGAAACTATTTAAACGTAATGATGGAATTATTCTACATTCACTCAATCCAGAATACGCGCCAATGTTTTTCAGCCAATCCGAAATACAGGATAAACCTGTTGCAATTATAGGAAAAGTTATTGAACTAAGAAGAAAGTTCTAAAGGAGAATATATTATGTTAATCAAAAAAATATTACTTTGGATTTTATTTATTGCCCTTTCATTATTCACAACAATATTACTTCTTGGCACAGCAATAGAACTTTCTAAAGGTTTTAATAATTCTTTTATTATTCCATTTTTATTCACAATATTCATGCTATTTATTGATATCAAATTATGGAAAAAACTACGTTCAAACAAATCATCAATTGCCCAAAATTTAGAAACACTTCAAACTAAAATAAAAAATACAGCGGATGAATCTGTGACAATCGAAAATAAACAGAAAAATCAGCAAACAAGTCAGAATATAGTAAATGCTATAGATGATTATGAATACTTCAGTTGTCCTGTTTTTGGAACAAATTATAGAGAAAAAGAAATTAAACTATTAATTAAGAGTTTAGAAAATGCAGATGAATTTCAAAAAACAGAAGAATGGTCATATAGCGCAAAAAAAGCAGATGAAGAATTTATCACTGATAGAATTTGGAAATATGAGCCTTTAACTATTAATGCAACGCTTGAGCCAGAGCCGGACAACGCGTACGATCATAACGCAATTAAAGTTCTGGCAGAGAATTCGGATGGTGAGTATATCTGTATAGGTTACATTCCAAAAACAGAGAATAAAGGTTTGTTAAAGATTATCCATAACATTGATTGGGTAAAAGTTGAGATAAAAGGCGGAAAATATAAAGAACTTAACGAGAACGATAATGGAAATCCGGTTTGGGAACAAGGCTCGACAAATTATAATTTTGAAATTATGCTACGGTACAAAAAATGACTTGTATTTAAACTAGAAAGTAGGTTTATATGTCAGTCGCAAAAGATAAGTCTACAGGGCTTTGGTATTACGTTTTTAAAGTAAAAAACCCAATTACGAATAAAGTATCATGGAAAAAGAAGCGTGGCTTTGCAACGAAACGTGACGCATTACACGCTGAAGCTGATGCACAACGATTAACGCAAGATACATCCGGTGAGTTAACTTTTAAAGAAATGTCGGAGCAATATATGAGCAGCATCGAATCATCCGATACGATGCGCCAGATTAAAAGAACTCACTTTATTCAAAGATTTTCTGAATACTATGAACAACCAATCAAAAAAATAACTCCATTGCAATTAGACACATGGAGAGCAGAACTGTCAAAAAATGATAATTATGCTTTTAGAACCAAAAATACGACAGTCCAATATGTTCGAGCTGTATTTAACTATGCTAATAAATTTTATGGACTTCCTGCAGTCGATCATGTTCTAAAGCCACTAAAACGTCCTAGAGAAATCCAGGAAGAGCAACAGGTTTGGACCATCGACGAATTCAATACATTCTTAAAATTCGTAGAAATAGAAATATATAAGAAGTTCTTCATCTTTTTGTACTGGACCGGATGCAGGCGCGGTGAAGCAATGGCTTTACACCATGATGATATAAACGTTGTAGAACGTACGGCAAATATCGTTAAATCAATCAAACATTTCTCGAATGGAGAATTACCCACAAAAACAGGGAAGCCCCGTAAAATCAATTTAACAGGCATTGTGATGGATACAATTAAACCATTGTTAGAAACAGATGGAGTTTACTTGTTCGGTTCCGAACACTCGCTATCCATATCAGGGATCCAGCGTGAATTTGATAGAGCCAAGAAAAAAGCAGCTACGATTAATCAGAAAGTAACGATACACTGTCTTCGTCATAGCTTCGCTACAAATGCAATAAGTAACGGATGCAACATCATTGCAGTTTCAAAGCATCTTGGCCACAGCAAGATTGACATCACCCTTAATACGTATTCACATCTGCTAGAACAAACAGATGCAGAAATGCTTAATATTATCGAAAAACTGTCTAAAAGTTGACCGAAAGTTGACCGGAGCATAAGAAAAACCGCTATTTAAGCGGTTTATTTGGTTATGGAGCGAGTGATGAGAATCGAACTCACGTATACAGCTTGGAAGGCTGTCGTTC